TTCTGGCTGAACAGGCCGACCCCGAGCATCCGGTGTTGACCGCCGACTACCAGTTGATCAACTTGTCGACGACCTCGGCTACCGCATACAACGCGGTGACTTCTGAGACTTACATCGAAAGTGTTACTGCAAATCCCGAGACGGTTACTATTGCTGCCAACACGTCTAGTGTGACCATTTCGAATGTGACAATACCCGAAGGTTACACGGCATTGGAATTTGCAGTTACTTCAGTTGAACGTACTGGTGACCCTGCTATTACGGCTGCTGATGTTACGGTGACTTACGAAGACACCAATGTTATCGTAAGTATTCCCGACACCTTGAAGTCTACTACGGCAGATGCTTCTATTGCCTTGACGAAAACTCCGACTCGTGTGTCTGTGCGTGACTCGGTCGACACTTACATCGTGTCTAGCTATACCATGTACGTGAACCCCAGCGAACAGAAGTCCAACGTGGTTGTACTTGACGATGTCGCAGATGCTGGCTATGTTAAGAGCGACGAGAAGTGGAATCTCGACGTGGAGAAGTCCAAGAAGGTGCTTGCTGATAGCGATATCGGCGCGACGTTCCTCGGCCTTGGCCTCGCGAAGACCAACTATCTCGACGTCGACTTCGACAACAACCCGCATCAGGTCTATGTGTTGACCGACGAAGGTATCAACATTGCCCGTATGTATCTCTCCGTTCGTTATCGCTTCAACGGAAAGGTCTACGAGTTCGACGGTACCATCGTTCCGTACAGCACGGCGACGAAGGTGCAGCTTGGTATCAAGTATTCTGCTGACTATGAACTTACCGACAGCGGTCTGGAATTCGTACTGAACGATTCCGGCGTTCTCGACTACTTCCTTGAGAACAGCTCCTACGACTTGTCTCAGTCGCTCGTCGGCGGTACCCTCAACGGTTCCGTTACCGCGATTGCGTTCAACCGTGACGACCCTGCCATCAAGAATGACGCTGTTTGGAGTTACAACCCGTTGAACAACCGTTCCGGCAGCACCCTCTCCACGGTGTGGAACCTCTTCCTCAACAAGGACGGCTCCGATGTGGATATGCTCGTCTCCGCTGGCATGGCTATCAACAACCCGTTCATGAACAAGATTGAAACCTTGAACACTCAGGTCATGCAAGCGATTCTGAATGTCTGCGAAGCTCGTAAGGACTGTTTCGCTCTCTTCGACGGCGTGTCTGAACCCGATATCGCAAAGGCTCTCAAGAAGGACATCGCGGCTACTGGCTTTGTCTCGACGCTGGGTCGTTGGGGTATGCTCTATGACGGTCGCGGCTTGGTTATGGATTCCGTCTACACCAACGGCGAAGCCGAAATCATGAAGTCCGTCCAGATGGCCTCCATCATCACTGGTAACCGTCAGTCCGGTGTCTACTGGATTCCGCCTAGCGGTTATGACCAAGCTCCGATTCCGGCTGCTTGGGGTACGAAGGAAAAGTATCTCCGTACGTACAATTCCGAGGACAAGAACTGCGATGTCGGTCGTCTGAACGATATCCACGTCAATGCTACTCGCGTGAATAAGGAAGGAATGTGCATCTGGGGCGACTTCACTTTGCAGATGGAAGACACCGCGTTCAATCAGGCCCACGTGACCATGCTTGTCGCCGGTATCCACAAGTCGTTCTACAAGTACCTCGACCACAAGGTATTCCGTCTGAATACGCCTAGTCTCCGTGCTCAGATTACGTCCGACCTTCAGGATAGGCTCAACATGATCAAGCGGATGAATCCGCAGGGATTGATTGACGGCGTCGTGATTTGTAACGACTCCAACAACACCCCGGCAATCATCGACCAGAACTTCCTCATCGTTGATGTGAAGATTCTTCCGCCGAAGAGCGCACGTTGGATTATCCTCCGTACGTCGGTCGAGTCTACCGTGAACGGAAACAAGATTTCCACCGAGATTATTTCGGGCTAATGAAGGAGGTGATTTATGGCACTTAGTGAAGAGCAAAAGAAGAAAGTATTCTGGGCTGGCGCGATTGACCATCTCGTCGACCCGGTGCGTAGCACTCGCTGGCGCATGATTGTCCCTACCGACATTTTCAGTCTCGTGGGCGTGAAGTGCACCAACGGAGTACATTTCGGTACTGAAGGTGGCGAAGACGAGTTCGCTCTGCATGTCCAGAGCGGCGCTAAGATTCCCGCCGTCAAGATTAAGGACGCGGCTATTAAGTACATGGGTTTTGAAAAGTTCTTCCCCGTACAACAGGAAGGCTTGGCAAACACGATGGATATCAAGATTCTGCTTCTGGAAGACATGAAGGCATTCGAAATGATGATTGCATGGAACCAGACTTGCTTCAATCAGGGTATCCTTTCGAACACCGGTACCAACGACGCTATCCACGAATCCGACCGTACTGCCAACGAGGGTAACAACCAGATCTATCTGGGTCTCGGTCAGCAAGAGAACCACAACAATACCTACTCTGGATTGTTGCGGAACGCTTCTGTCCGTCTCGAAATCTATGACTGGATGAACGGCGATGTGATTTTGAGCGTTCTGCTCGTGAACTGCTGGCCGAAGGTCGTTGATCCCTCCAGCTTCCAGTTGAGCTATGACAACGCAACGCTCGGTACATTCAGCGTCCAGTTCCGTTACGACCGCTTCAACCTTTACATCCCGCCTGGATATAAGGTTATCTAGTCTGGTTTGGAAACGTTTAACCACGAAAACGGCCCCGAAAGAGGCCGTTTTTCTTGTATTTGGCGGAAATTTGAAATATAAACTCTCCTTTGCTACATTGAAAATGAATAAAAGGACTTTAAAATGAAACCCGAAAACGAACTTGGTAAGCTCTTAACCAACGAACAGATTAAGAATCTCCGTAAATTCATGACGGAAACCCTTGACTCGACCAAGGAAAATGGTGAACCGGACTTGGAAAAGATTCTCTACAACGCCACGTACAACATGGGTGAAGGTGCGGTAGAAATCGCCGGACTTCTCTTCCAAGAGAAAGTCAAGCTTGAAAACCTTGAGGACGCGTACCGCAAGGCCAAGAAGGCCAAGTACGAGGAGACGATGAATACTCGCATGGCGTGGACGCCGACGAACGAGGGTGTCCGCATCATGGTCGAAGGCGACGAGGACATCTCTACGCTCAAGAAAAAGATGGAAACGCAGCGTCTCTATGTCGAAATGCTCGCAAATGCACAAGAAACTGTCCGCTATTATCCTCGAAACGCGCAGTGCCTCGTCAACGTGGCCACCTACGGCAAGGAAATCGGAAAGATTCTGTAAAGGCTCTTTATGGACATCATACTCATCGAAGAAATAGTTATCGATATCGCACTTGGCCTACTGGTTGCCGTCGGTAAGCTGGTTTACAACCGTATACGTGACCGCAGACGTGCGAACTTGAAATCTACCATGGTGATTCCGAATCGAATCCCGGCAGACCAGATCAAGGACGACGGCAACGTGACGGTGTACAAGCCGGACAAGGCCGAAATCGATGCTGATGTCCAGAATGCAGTGAATAAGCTTATGCCCACGGTAGCCGAGAGGATTCTGTCGCAAGTTCGCGGCTATGGCGTCGCGCCCAATCCGTGGCATACGGAAAGTTCCGACCAGTACAACTCTTATAACGGTTGCTCGTTTGACGCTGGTGTTACGTTTGATTCTGGGTCGTTCGAATCGGTTACACCCAACTCACGGTTGCGTCCGGTTTCGTATGAAGATGCAATTGAGAAGTCTAATTACTGGAAATCATTCGTACAAGATATTTGCGGCGATGACCAAAAACTGGCTCATCATATACTTGACGCGTATGATACCGTATACGAAAAACCACCACTCAAAGTCGCTTCATACATACATGATGTAATTTCAAAGGCAAGGCACGGTTCTGAAATCGACCGGGAAATATTGGCTTGAAAGGATTCTGGGGACAGCTATCTTAAACCCAAGCCACCTAGAATTAAAAAGTTACTGGAGTGAGAATGTCAGAGAATGTAGACCCGAATGTATTTTTCAACATTGACCAAGTGGGGGACGAGCCGCAACAAGCGGCTTCGCAGCAAGACAACGTATTTGGCGAGTTCGAGCACCACTTGAATCTTCCTATGGGCTCGACACAGGAAGCGTTGGACAGCGCGAAACAGCTTATCGCCAAGACCAAGGCGTTGTCTACACAGGCACTTACCGTCCAGTTTGAAGAAACCAAGTTTGACGAGATTGACGCTGACGACATCAACGACGACTTGCTCCGAAAGGATAGGGCACGTATCCGCAAGGAGGCGCACGAGCTGTACGACATGGGCAAGAATATGCTCAAGTACATGTACGACCAAGTCCGTACGCAGATCGACCCCGGAGACAAGATGTGGGCTGCCGTCGCCAACATGATTTCGTCCGTCACCAATTCCTTGAACAACTTGAACAAGATGACCAAGGACTTGCGCGAGGAGAACGAGCACGATACCGAAAAGCGTATCTTGTCAGGCGAGATAACCGAAAACGACAATCAAGAATACGATCTGTCGCCGCAACAGGCCAACAAGCTCATCGCGGCTTGGACGTCCGAGGCGGAGGCCAAGGTACAAGATGAGATCAAGGCGACCGCCGAAGCGAACGAGATGCGCTTGATCGAACAACATTCAAAGGAAACCGAGCAGAAACTGCTCCAGAGCGAGAATAACTGATGAAAGTAGCAATTGTGGGAGACCTCCACCTTGGGGTCACTAATAAGAAAAGTCCGATCGGCAACGCTGTCGTCAAGGGGCAGCATGCGTTTATCGAGCACATGGTCGAAGAATGGAAGGAGCTTGGGGTTACTCATGCGGTATTCCTCGGCGACGTGTTCGACAATGAACGGTTCATTACCACCGATGTGATGGATTACGCTTTGCGTCTTTTCCGCGACAAGATGGCTGATTTCAAGGTCTACATACTAGCCGGAAACCACGACATGCGCTATACCAATACCAGCGAGGTCTGTTCGGTCAGCTTTCTTGACTTGATTCCGCATGTCAAGGTCTTTGATACCAAGGTGGGTGTCGAGCACTTCTTCGGACGCGAATGGTTCTTCGTGCCTTGGATTCTGCCGGACAACATTGACAATGTCAACAAGTGGCTTGTCAAGCTGTCTCGGTCTGGCGTGGAAAACCGGGTCATCCTCGGCCACTTTGACATTATCGGAGCCGCCATGGGTGCCGGTAACGTTTCCCAGAACGGTTTTGACCCGAAAAGGCTGCTCAACGCGGCGTCGTACACGTTCAGCGGTCATTACCATGTCAATTCACAGATAGACGGCCCTGACGGTACGTCCATCATCTATACCGGGACACCGTACCACTTGACTTTCTCGCACGTGGGAGTTACGCCGGGTTACTACATCGTGGACGACGAGGGATGCGCTGACGACGGTCCGCTCAACTACAGCTTCGTCAAGAACGGCATATCGCCGACATTCATCGACGTGAAGGATGTGAGTATCGACGAGCAACCGGAGGATTTGTCTAACTGCGTAGTGCGTTTCTTTTCCGACAAGGCGTCGTCTATGGACAAGTATGCCGAAATCAAGGCGAAACTGGTCGAACGGAACCCGATTTATATCGACCAGTACTACTATGGCGACGACGGAACCATCATGTCCGATGACGGAAAAAAAATAGACGAGGAAGAGGCCAAGCGCATATTGTCGGCTGATTCCTTGGGTATGGCGTCCATGTACATGGACAGACATCCAGAGATTTTGCCGGATTTGTGTAACCCGGAAACCGACCCAAAAACGAAAATTCTCGAAATGCTGCGCGAATACGACGCAAAGTAGACTAATTGAAATAATTTAATCTCCTGTATAACGATAAAGGGATTCTATGGATATCCAGAAGAAAATCGATGAATATGTGGCCGGGGCGTTCAAGGGTAAGCTGGAGCTCAACATCTTGTTGGTGAGCGACGAGACGTCTCGTCTTTCGGTGCTCCGTGGTCATAACGCCTTGAGTTACTTCAAGAAGAGTTACCAGACTTTGGCTGATGTGACCTTGGTCTCTATGACGAGCAGCGATTTCTGCCGCCTCAACCCGGATCTTTCCAAGTACAACGTACTTTGGGTCGATAACGTTATCAACGAGCGCATGAACTTCATGCTCATAGACAAGTTGGATGATTACGCCTCTGAACTTGTCGGCCAGAATGTACTCGAACTTTCCGAAGCCGAGCAAGTTCTGGCAAGGAAGCTGCGTAGCCTTCATCTCCGTGTGGTCTACGCTCTCGACGAGTTCGTTTGGGATGCTCCGGCTGGCCGTTCCAAGACTATCGGCGCATGCCGTATAGTCGAGGACGCGATGATTATCGCCGACTCCGTGCTGACGCCAAATGCCGAACTGCAGAGTGCGTTGCTGGATATGCACTTGGTTGCCGAAGACAAGGATGTTATCAGCATCCCGACCTTTGTGACTGACCAGTTCTACCCGATTCACCGCATGTTCGAACGGTCTTGCAACTATGCGACGTCAATCCGTAACCCGAAGATTCTTATCAAAGGCACGGTGATTCCGCCGAACGTGCAGCAGTTCATCGTTGACGCCATGAAATCTCGTGACCAGCGTCCGAAGGTATTCGGAACCGATTACCAGATTACGATTTCGAGCGTGATAGATCTTCGGCCCGAAATCTACCAGCTGATCAAGGAAGGCAAGATTACTATCCTTCAGCACTGGGCTAGTCCGTATATTAAGCAGAGCAACGTTACAGAGACGATGGCTTACGAACGTGACTGTGGCTTTGATTTCGTTATCAACACGATTCCTAACGATATCGACAGCAACCCGTACGAAATCACCAATCTCGACACTGACTGCGTGATGGCGGTTGCCGAAGGTGCCGTGGCTATCGCCGGTGTGCGCGATGCTGGGTATAGCGCGGAAAACCACATCTGCGTTGCCAGCAACCTCGTGTTCGGTAAGGATTCCACGACGAAGGATATTGCTTCGCTTATCGAGAACTGGCGTATCGTTATCAACTGGGATGCCGCGTACAAGAAGCAACGCGCTCTCTTGCGCGAACGTGAAATCGGCAGCCGTAGTGTGATGGGCGGCTTGTTCCATGCCATGCTTGGACGTACGCTTTCCGAACAGTATGCCCATAGCATTGCTGAGACGGTCGAATCTGAAAAGAAGAAGGCCGCCGAAGCAAAGAAGGAAAAGTAATGAAGTATTGGGTAGCCAAATACGACGTTACCAGTTTCGGCGAGGATACGAAAGGTTATTCCGACATGTCCGTCGCCGCGCCTTCAATTGTGGGCGACCCGTATGACGATATCGAACTTGCGCAACAAGCTTGCGACGAGCTTTCCGCTACCCAAGGCGGCGAAACGGTCGAGGTCGATATGAAGAACGGCAAGCACTACAGCGGACCGAGGTATATCTATCGAATCGGTGATTCCGATAAGGGAGTGAGCTATGTCAAAGGTGAATGAATTGTTGGATAACACCGACGAGCAGACCCGTGCATACATGCAGACGGCAAAGACCATGATGGCAAAGAATCATGGCCTTATACTTAACCGTGACCCAGCCGAGGTGATGCGCGAGAACAACAAGGGTCTACGTGAGGCCGCAAAGATAATCAAGAAGAAGAATGGTATGGTGCGCCAGCGTATCGCTGGAAAAGCCGTGCCTCCTGTTCAGCAATCGGCACCGCCGGTCGTTGAGCCGGAACTGCGAAATGCTCCCATAACTGATGCAAATATGGCCGGTCATGGATACGACCGCTATATGGAGGCGATGATGGGTGGACCGGTTTCGCAGCCTTCATTCTCGATACCCCAGCAACAAGAGGTTCTTCCGCCAGAGGCTTCCTATGTAGAGGTGCAGTCAGAGCCCGAACAGAAGCCAGAGCAGCCGGTAGTACCCCAGCCGCAAGTGCAAGTGCAAACGACGCCAAGAACCGAACTGGCGGATTTCATTCCGAGGCCGTATGTACAAGCACCGCAACCACAGCAAACTGTACAGCAAGTCACGCCGGTCGTTCCGCCGCAAGCACCGGTGCAGATTCCGCAGCCGCCACGTCCGATGGTTCAGCCGCAACCGGTTAAGGCTGACCCGTTTGGTGTCGGTCCGGCTGGCTACCAGTTTGCTGATTCTCAGCCTAGGACGATTATACCGCAGCAAGTCCATGACTATGAAGCCTTCAGTGAAATCCGTGGATTGCCGTCCACTGGTGCGCTGTACGGTGGCCCCGTGTCCGGACAAGCTTTCAAGCTCATGGACATGCTGATGCTGAATGACATTGATTCCGAAAACGTCAATACGGTATTCAACGAGCTTTACGCTCGTCGACTGCGCGGTGTTGAACCGGAAAACATCTTGTCGTGTGACGACCCGTACATCCTTCACTGGCTCCGTGCGTCATCGTTCCCTGACCAGCCTCTTCCGGGAATCAAGTGGTTCGATTGTCCCGAGTGCGAAACCCATAACGAAGCACCCAAGAACAGCGGCGGATTCACTGTCGGTTTCTACAACCTCGATTTCAGTATTCTCGGCGACGTCAATGCGATCTTGGCGAAGCATGCCAACGGTTACTACGCTTTCCGTCTACCGGACGGACGCGAGTGCGATTTGTACCTGAGACGCCGATACCATGACCGCATAGCCGACGAGTCTATCAACGGCTACCAGCGTGACCTCGGCAAGCCCATGCCGTCGTATCTGCGTGAGTTGATCAAGACCGCAGTCATCTTGGAAATCGAGGAATGCGAAACCCTTAACGACAAGGTCAACTATCTTTCGAACATGAACGTGGCCGACGCCACAAAAATGCTTGACGAGATTAATGGCGCGAGCCTGACGACTGTCATAACTGCGAAAGTCACTTGTCCGAAATGCGGTAAGGAGGTCCGTGTCTTCTATCCCTTTCGTCTCGGCGAGTATATTTCCAGTCTATGACAAGAAAGACCTTGTCAAGGACAAGTGCCTCATATCCGACATGATCCACACTTCGATACTGGATTGTGACCAGCTTTTCATACCGGAGTTTCTTGAGGTCAAGAAGTACTGCGTAGAGAAATTCAACCATCTCTACGGAGGAGAAGGAGAGGAATCGGGTCAAGAACTGTCCACAATGCTGGGTATTCATTAGGCGAAGCCGCAAGGCTCCGCCTTTTTTGATGCCCTAAATCATATAAACTGCAAGTAACCGATTTGGGGCGTATAATGGCTACTGTGGATATCAAAAATGCTGTAAAGGCCGGCGTATTGGAGGCTTATGCCGAACAAGAGGCCGTGAAGGCTCACCAGAGCCTTGTTGACTTCCACGAGGAGAATAACGGTTCCAAGAAAGACCCGATGCAAGCGGTCTTGGCTAACCAAGCTACCATTATAGAGCTTTTCAAGCAGTTTAACGACAATACGAGCGGGTTGGGCTCAACGGCTGGCTATGGCCAGTCTGGCGTGGCGCAACAAGCGATGGCGTCAAGTCAGAACAGTTTGTCGCTTGGCAGCAACATCACCGGGGATATGATTGGCGGAAACAGCTCCATACGTACGCTGATTATTAACCACGGCGTTGTTATGAGTGATTCGAATTCTGGTGTTGTGCAGGGCGGCGTATCTAATGTGGGTGCCGCACAGACCGCTACGCCGTCCCCCAGTTCGGTAACCGAAACGGATGACAACATTTCATACAAGGCTGGCATCGCTGGAGACGAGACTGACCGCGTTCAAGCTAGAATTGACCACGAGGAAAGTAAGGCTTATCAAGAATATACGATGAAGCCTACGATGACCAAGCTGTCTCAAGCTTTGGACAAGTATCTGAACCAAGAAAATACGGCCACTGTTGGAAACGTTGATGGCGGATTGCCGGGATTCCTAGGCAACCTTATCGGCGGTGCCATAGGTGCCATAGGCGGTCTCGCCGTGGGTTGGATGAGCGGTCTCAAGGCTCAGTGGAGTAAGGTCGGCAAGTCCTTCGTTGGTGCTTGGAACAAGGCTACTTCTTGGATTAAGGATACCAAGCTGGCTAATAAAGTGTCCGAACTAGGGACTAGCTTCAAGTCGATGATAAGTGGCGTTAAAAATTCAATTGTCGGAAAGTTCAATGGGATGAAGACAGCCGTCGGGCAGACACTAGGCGAAATGAAATCGTCGTTTATGAAGACTTTGACTGGTTGGAAAGACGCCATCACGAACAGTACGGTTGGCAAGGCGGCCAGCGCGGTAAAGAGCAAGGTTGGTTCCATCTTTTCAAAGATTGGCAATTCGATTGCTTCTGGCGTGAAGGCAGCTGGTAATTTGGCGGCAAAGGCCGTAACTGAATCTCCTATTGTAAAGATTGGAAAATCCGCCGTTGGTGCGGCAAAGTCCGCTGGTAAAATTGCTATGGGTATTGGAAAGAAGATACCTATGGTACAAGGCATCGGTAGCCTTGCAGACGGCGCAAAGAACACCTATGATGTCTGGAAGAAAACTGGAAACATCAAGGATACGATGAGTACGGCTCTTGCTGGTGCTACTGACGCGCTTGTAAATACGCTGGCGGTTCCTGAAATAATCGGAATGGCTAAGGGTGTCTATAATGGCGCGAAGACTGGCGGGTTGAAGGGTGCGCTGAAGGGTGCTGGTTCTGGTTTCATGAACGCGCACGACGCTAACCAAGTTTCCATTGGTCAGTCGTTTGCCGCTGAAGTAGCTCATTGGGCTGGTAACGAGACCGACACGACTAAGGCTATCCGTCGTGCAAGTATGTACGGACTTACTAAAGACCAAGTGGGACTAGCCAACATCAATGGCAACGCCGCCGGGTTCGGCACGGCCGCCGCACTGTATCAGGGTAACCGCAAGCTTGCAGCTGGTTCTACCGTGAATTCGAATGAGCCGAACGCTACTACTGGTGATGACGTTGTCGGAACACGTAGGAGCGACACGGAAAAGAACAAGGAAATTGCCGAGATGATCAAGATGGCGTTTATCGACGCGATGACTAGTGACGAAGTTAAAAATGCCAACGTTGAACAGGCCAAGGCCACCGGCGAGGCGATTAACGGAAGGTTGATGGGGTAATATATGGCGACTAAGAATGAGGTTAAGAAATACCAAAAGCGCGTAGGCCATACTTCTGGACGAATGATCGAGAATTTGCCGAAGCCGAACGTTGTCCGTATTCAGGTTCTGGACGGTCCGGCTCGCCGCTCTTATATGGGCGGTTTCCAGAGCGTACTCGACGAGTTCCGTACTACGATGCAAGACGCTTGCGCCGCCGCTAGTAATTATGACCTGTATGAACCGTTTTACGGAATCTTGGACGTGAGCAACGTGGTTGGTCCGAGCATCAATGTGGCCGCTAACTGGAAAACACCAGAAAACAAGAGCGGATTCTCGATGATGAATACATTGCTGACCGGCGACGGTTCGGGTGGTGTCATCGGACTGGTTCCTTGTATGGGCGGCAAGCTTGCCAAATCGACTAACACTGCGTTGCAAGCCATTGACAAGATTGCGACGTCGTCAATGGCGTTTGGTGGCATGAACAACAATTCGACCGGTAGTACTACGATTAAGCAATTTACCAGTACTACGATCAGCGCGAACATGCCGTTGAAATTCAAGTGGTATCTTCCGGAACAGGAACAGATGTGCCGCATATCCATCAAGCGTCTGATTATGATGACCTATGTCCGTCCGATGGACATGGATTCCGCCACTATTATCAATGCCGCCATCAACGGCCTCATGAACGCTGGTGGACGTGCTCTCGACGCTGCGAAGGACGCTATCAAGGAAGTCGGAAATTTCACTATGGAAGTGGCTGCCGACAGTTGGGGAATCGTGACGGATTCCGACACGTCCGCATCGTCCTTGGGTCTCAATGTCGGCGGCGGCAATAGCAGTAAGCCGGCCAAGAACGAGAAGGCCGAGTCGAGCTCGTCGGGTACACGAGGACAGCGTGTGAAGAACTTGATGAAGAAAGTTGCTGGTGGTGCTGTCAACGCATACAACAGCATCAACACGTTCTTCGGTGGCGAAATTACGGCGAACCCGTTGCCTGTTAGAATTTCTATCGGACACTACATTGACTTGGAACCGATAGTATTGACTTCGGTAAAGATTACGGCCTCAAAGGAACAGTTCATTTCAAAGGACGGGACGCACTTGCCTTTGTGGGTTTCCGCCGAGGTGAATTTTGATTACTGGATGCAGCCGGGTCCGACCAAGGACTTCATGTCGTTCCTTGGTAGCGAGGTGTTCGACGAATGGGTAAATCGCGGCGACCCGAAGTCGCAAAAGAACCAAGATGCCGGTGGCATCAACGGAAAGAAAAAGTAAGGAGTAGCTATGGCGTCCGCTGATGAGAAATTTCCCAGAATCCGTAAAGACGATTTCAATATCGCCGGTATGTTCCATATTCCGATGGCTCAGAACGGTCGTCTCGACCGCGTGATAGGCGACTTGTACGGAACTCCTACGATGTACAAGGCGTTTGCTGCGGCCAACGATATCCGTAATCCCATGCAGCTTCGTGGAACTATTCGAATTGCTTCGGAGGCTATCCACAATGAGCTAGTTTTGAAGGGGTATAAAGGAAAGGATTTGGAGCAAGCTGAAAAGGCTGCCAATGAAGAAGTAGTGTTGGGTAACCGTGACTGGTTGGGATATAGCGACGCCTTCAATGGTGTAATTACTGAAGCCGCTGGTGACGACAACTATCTGCTTCCTGACCCGAACAGTGTAGTGACTTGGCACATGAAGTACAATGAAGTGAAAGAGGATGATTAATGGCTAGTGGGCTTGGAACAAGTTTCAGTGTTACGGTGGTTCTCAATGACCATATCTTTGACGCGAACGACGTTGAAGAATTGTCTATGACGATTCCGATCAATGAACTTCCGTTCGGGTCAGCTACCGTGCTCGTAACCAATCAGCCCGATTTTCAGCTGGATAGCGGATGCTTCGGTCGTTTCGTGTTTCTTAATACCGGCTATACGGGCGTAGACGGAACCGGCTTCATGTTTCTGATTACGTCGGCGTCGCAGTCGCTTGTGAACGAAGGGACGGTCGCCGTCAAGTTCAACTGGAAGATGAATTCTCCAGAATTGATGAAGAAGACTACTAACGCAATCAAGGGTTCCAGCCTTGACGCGATGCAAGATATTCTGAATGAATATGAAGGCATCATGCCGTACACCAACTTGATTGTCGGTGACGCGGCCAACCTGACTGACACTATGACTTGGCGATATGTCAACTGCAACTTGGTCGACAAGATGCGCACGACGGTTGACCATTCGGCCATGGTAGGCGACTATATGTTCTGGACTTACGACATCGTGTCGCAGTCGATTGTTATTTCATCACTGAATACTTCGAAGAAGGTCAGTACGCCGATGGCGTGTATCTATTCGCAAGATGCACGGACGTCGACCGCGAGCACGCGGTTTGTCGACTCCAATACGAATAGCGAAGCGTGGCTTTACTATCAAGAGGAGCGCATGACCAACAAGGGGGACAACCTTGCCGAATCATTCCCTAACATCGTGTCGTCGAGCGTTGATTCGAAGGGAAAGGCTGACGTGTCAAATTGCTACGGCGATTGCTATGACGCGCTCATGCAGCATTACGGCGCGATGAACGCGAAACAGACCGCCGAAAAGTTCAGCCTTCCTGATACGAAGTCCGTCTACGGCGACATCAAGGTCATCAACAATTTTCCAGGCAATGTGCACAAGTCGTACTGTATCGCGGAACAGATCCGTCTCCGCCACCTGACCGAATACTCCAAGCTGATGGCGATTGGTCTGACAAACTGTATCGGGCCGGCCGTCGGAAGCCGCGTCTATGTGTATTCTCTGAAACCGGCCAAGAACGGAGGCGTCGAAGGACCGGACATGTACTACACGGATGAATATATCGTCGTGGCGAAACGAATCAAGAAGGACTCGACAGTTTCTAGTGGTGCCCTTGGCTCCGCTCACTTTAACCAGCAACCGGACCATTTGACGATTTTGACGTTGGTTTCCAATAGTGATGGAATCGACGGTTATGACCCTACCATGAAGAAGCTTGATGAAATCGCCAAGGCATGCAAGGTCGAAGCTGATAAGATGAAGAAGTAGGTTACGTATGGGCGTGTATAACAAGTTACCCGATGAAGATTACTTGGCCGTGGTTGTTCAAGGCAGTGTGGATACGATGCACCGAGGCGGTGTGCATGCTCGTATTCTTGGGGTGACCGATGAATTGGACGACGACGACCAGCCGTACGTGTATCCAGCTCTTATAGGTGGACTTCAGCAAGTTCCCCAAGTCGGTTATTATTTGCGCGTTCGTTTCGAGGATGGGGACATCAACCGTGGAACCTATTATGGGGTGTCGGCTACACCCGACGTTCTTCCAGCTGAATACGCCGACAGTTATCCGGACGTGGCAGTCGGAAATCTAGGCGAGGACGGTTTCTTCTATACGCACAACCGGCAGACCCATACGACTACTATCGTTAATCCCGGAAACAATTCCGGACTTCTCTGGGACGAGTCTGGATTCGTCACATATGAATCTAGCGTTGCGCATCCTCAAGCCGGACAAGGCGCGAAGGAAGGTGCTGGGGCGAATACGCACCATGTTCTGACTGAAGCTACGATAGACATTTTTACTTGCATGCCGGTAGGCGGAAACCGGAACAATACCGGTATCGGGCAAGGCAGCGAATATTTGCAGATTTCCCACATTTCGCAAGCGACCGTCGACGCGTTCAATGGGCAGCCGCCGGTTGACGATACGGCCAAGAATCCGGCACTGGCCGAACCGTTTGACGATAACTTGCCGTATACCGACATCGTTGACCAAGACGGCGAAACCGTGATGAAGGTTCCTATCGAGCGGACTGACACGATGATCCAGAGAAGCGGAAAGCAGATCAAGCGTATCCTTGTTTGCCACACCGAGGGTGAATGCTTCCCGGTCATGGCCAGCAAGATTATGAAGACGGCGACGACTGCACATTTCCTTGTCGGCCAGACGGAAGGTGCTCCCGAGATTCTTGCCGAGAATGATGACAAGAAGTCTCTCAAGAACAGCGGGCTTTATCAATTTATCGACATCGATAATGATGCCGGCGCATACAGTAACGCGACGATTGACGGAAACAAGGCTAACGTCGATTCGGTCGTTATCATGCTTGTCGGCGACATGGATAATGTCCCCAACGATTACCAGCTCGACGTCTTGGATAAACTGATTGTGCATATACGGACAACGGCGGCCAATTTCGACATCCCTGTAGTTTCTACCAACGATTTCGACATTCCGAACCTCCGTGCCGTGATGCCGGGGTTCAATGCCGACGACTATAACGGATAGGTGGTGCAATGAGTGATTCATCGAAGAAGAAAATGGATTGCGAGAAGCCGAGGAACGCGGCCAGTGACGGCATGCAGTCGTCGGTGGACAGTGCCGTCGTTTCTACGCCGACCGCAAGCACGTCGTCGCAGCTGGCCGGTGATTCCGGCTATCCGTTGAAGCCGTCCGTCATGACAAGCGTCGACGGACTGGCCAGTACAATCACTGGCGGCATTGAAAAGGCCGCATCCGCGATTGACGCTTCGACGAAGCGTATCAATTCGCTTGACTGCAGCGACATGCTGTACGATTATATTATGGACAAGCTGCCGAAATCGGTTAAGCTTCTCATGAGCGGCGTGACCGCTGGTATGGACAAGGCGGCGTCGGCTATGCATGGCGTCACTTCTGGCGCGTCTATCGGAAAGCTTATCCAGAAACCAGATTTTGTCAAAAACGTCTGTACGTTCGTTGAAATGTGGGGCGGCACGGTAGATGGCTGGCTCGACGTAATCGTGAAGGCCGCTTTCGCCTTGTTCAACAAGATCGACGCCGCTCGCGAACGGCTTGAATACGCTACGCTTGATTTTACCGAGGCCGTGCGGAACTGTATATTGGATGTGATTAACGCGATACAAGATAAGCTCAACGGGCTGCTCAATTTCACTATGGCAATCAACTGGGACGACTTGGGTAAGTACATGGCTAAGTGTCCTTGCTTGGCCAACGTCATAGCCAATCTGACTGGTTGTACGGAGGATGCCGACGGAAATTCGACCAAGGGACGCCCGTGGGCGATTATCGCTTGCATCAACGAGAAGTTTTCATTCCTCAACGTAACAGACTTGAAGTTTGGTCTTGACACGATGATTACGAAGTATGTCAAGAATTTCATCAACGGATTGTTCAACCTTATCGAGGCGTGGATCGTTTACGTGTACGACTTGCTCATCAAGCCGTTCCGTATGCTTCTGAAAAAGTACGCCCAGCTGTTGACCAAGAAGATGAATGTCAACAAGTTCATAGACATGGTCGGCCCGTTCGAGTGTTTCTTCGTATATACGGAGGAATACGACAACGGCAAGAAATTTTACGGCATGTCCGCGATAGACATGATCAAGACGTACAAGGGTTGGATTGGTTGCTTGGAAATTGCGTGTCCAAACCTTTCGGAAAAGATTAAGAACAGAACCAAGCAGTTGTACAAGGACTTGCGCCTCGAAGACAAGTACTGGCGTCGCGCAATGGAGGCCGACATCTACACTTGCTGTCTCGCGATGGAGCTTGACGCGCCGACCGCTCGTGAGAGCGTGTTGCGCCAGCTGTACTTGGAAAATCCGTGGGACTGGTTGCTTTCCCAGTTCCGCAAGGCCAAGAACAAGGACGACAACACCAGCGAGGCGGAAGCCGAGGCAGACGAGTATGATACCAACCGTCCGTTCACGTTCTCCGACTTGCACCCGTCCAAAACGGCTCCGGCTGCGGACGGCATTCGTGACTCTATCAACTTCACGTATGCGATGGAGACAGAGAACGAGGTGATGGCCGGACCGAAGAAGATTTCCAAGTTCGAGGAGAATACGCTGAAGAGCATCGTGGGAAGCATGTCGGCGCAGTCGGACGACAACTACTATGTCGAACACATGTACCAGCTGGCCAGGTTCTCGAACAATTACGCTACGACCGAGGCTTACATCCAATACGTCTCAGAAAAGCTCGACTCCATCGAATCGCTGTCGGGCGACTATTCGTCGTCGAATACTGGTATGAACGAGTCGTCCGTTCGCAAGCCGTACTACGCGGATAATCCGACTGGTTATCCGACGGCTGACGGTTCTGTCAAGACTCCGGCACTTGTGTCGACATATAGCGTGGCAAGCGATTTCGAACAGTCGCGGTACGAGAAGATTTCATATTACCAGTTTACGCCGCAAGCAGCCGGCGAAAGCCTTTCTAGCTACTATGCGCGTATGTTCCAATCTGCGGTGAGGTCGTAATGGCTCATAACTATTACAGAGATTGCAAGAAGGGGACGTACACGCTGCTGCACCCGGAAAAGTACATGCCGAACGCCCCGGTTCCCCAGTACAAGTCGGAGTGGGAGCAGAAGATGTTCGTGCTGTGCGACGTCCACCCTTTGATAACCTTGTGGGGTTATGAACCCCCGCCGATATCCATTGCGTACATGTCGCCCAAGTACCAGAAACTTTCCATATACAAGCCGGATTTATACGTCGAGATTACCGACAAGGACACCAAGGAAATATCCAGATACCTTATTGAGATTAAGCCGACGACCTATTCCGTTGTCCCGAAGATGCCGAAACCGCCGTCCAATCAGGCCGACGAGGCTGCATGGGACCGGTACCGAAAGCGTAAGGTATCTTACGAGACCAAGCTTATGGATGTTATGGTTAACCATGCTAAATGGGCTGCCGCCGAGGAATGGTGCCGTCTTCGGGGTGTAAACTGGTTCATAGCCAACGAAAAGAACATGGGAAAACTGTTCCATTATGACGTAAGGCTTTAAATAGTATAATTTAGGGTTTAACCAAGGATTTTACGGAATATGTCGTGTTGCAGCGATACGGCCTTCATTAACGGCGGATATGAGCCACTGAGCCAACGCCTTCTGAACTACGGACAGGACGCATACAGCGACCTCGTTTCGCGTCAGAGGGTGATTATGTGGGTCTTCGTGTTTTACGACGAGAATGACCAGTGTCCGTCTTGCAAGCAAGCGTTCAGCGACATGTTCGCGTGGTTCAACAAGTACCATCTGTTCGACGACCCAGTACGCTGTGTACGCACGGTCATAGAGCCGGAACCGGAAAAGAACTTGATATACACCGACTTGGGTATGCGGAAGCTCCCTGCGGTGGTGTTCTGTACCGAGAAAGGTCTCATATATGACGTCGTGTTCGAGTTCCCCGGACATAAATGGCTTGACGAATACATATTGCCGTACATCCAGAACGACGGAAAAATAGGATAATGGACTCTAAGGCGACCGTATACATTATGGGCTACAGCCTCGATGCCGTTATAGAGGCGTTGCGACGCAACATAAACGGCGAAAAAGTGCACTTTTTGGCGACTGCCAAGCTTGGCGAACCGTTGGACTTGTTTAACGACATGCTGTCCGACCGGACTGTCGCCATACTGAAGGTCATTGCCCATATAGACATTACCTATACGGAATACCACAATCCGCGTTTTCTCTATATCCCGTACGACCGTGTCCGAATCAAGAATACCAAGAACGGCATCATCCAGTTCCCGCTTTGCAAGAACTCGTTCGAGGACGAGGACGAATGGAAGACGGTGTGCGAGGCGTTCAAGAAGGACGAGGTGATGTCCGTGCTGACGAACAAGGGAAACTCGCCTTCCAAGCTGGTCAGCGCGATGAAGGCGCACATGCCGAGCACCTTCGTGGACACGTTCTGCAAGGCGATGGGCATGACGCGTTGGCGCGGCATACAGCTGTCGCACCTTACCATGATTGGCTTCAACTATGAATATCCGTTCTCATTCATCGACCGCGAGCACAATGAGACTTTCTACAAGCCGAACATGAGCTACGAGGAAATGTGTACGCAGATGCTGGCGGTAGCCGGGATTCCGGTTACTCAGGTCGGCGCGAAGGCATGTTCCAAGATTATCCGTGACCGCGCATTTACCGACCCCTTGGTGATTATGGACAACCGGATAGACGCGTATCTCAAGTATATCTGTGGCCGTTTCGACAGAATCCGCATGTCTAGCGAACAGGTCAAGATGCCCCAGCAGCTTGCCGCCGGACGGAACGGGCTTTACTACACGCCGTACAGTACGGATTTTTGGGGCGTGGAAATACTCGGCGACAAGGCTTACACTCTGGGTTCGGAAAAGGTGAACACACTTTACGACGAGTTCGTGTCGGAAATACCGCTGAGCAGAACCAACGCGAAGATGTACAATCAGTACGAGGCGATGGTAAAGTTCTACGGCCAGAACAAAATGCTGGACGTACGGCAGCGAGTCGAGACGATGGTGAAGTGATTTTAAAAAACCCGCACTTCAGTGCGGGTCTTCTTGTTAATCGTCTTTTTTCTTGAAATAACGCATTCCGTAATCTGAATAGTAGTCTTTCGGGTTGAAAGTCTCGTAGGTGTACGCTTTCTTGGTCGCTTGAAGGGACTTGTAGGTTTCTTCGTAAAACGAGTGACGGTATGAATTGTAGTTGGTTTTCTTGTCCAAGGCGTTCGCGTCGGAACCGTCGCGAGTGTTGTCGCGTAGGTAACGGAGCTGCGTCTTGAACGAACCGTGGAACACGTTCGGATAAATGAAATTGATGTTGAACTTGTATGGATTGCTTTCGCTGAAGCTTAATTTCATGTCCGGGGAATTTTTCAAAACGGCTGAATTGAATTCGAACATCTGGTTAAGCGCGATATCGGTGATGAAGGGGTTCTGTTCGGTCGCTAATTGTCCTGTTCCGCTACGCTGCATTGTCGTAGCTTCCGAATATACGTCTATCGCGATGTTGATCTTGTGCCAAGTGCTACGCGCCTTGAGAACGAGAGGACTGTACTGCACGTTGAACAGCGCGTTGAAGAACTGATACCACATCATGTACGGATCATCCACGATGGTCAGCCGCAAGTCTTTCGGGCCGCTGTCGCCCGTAGCCAGCGGGTACTGCATCTGCTTTGTCGTGTCTAGCGAGCCGAAACGCTGTATGCTCGCCGTGTTGCCCAGCACGGTAGCCGACTCGCATGCCCAGTACATGTTCAGAACCTTGCTGGCGCGGTCGTAGAATAGGTCGCACCAGTTGTTGAACGCGGCTTTCCAGTGGAGGTCTCCGGTGTTCTTGAACGTCTTGGTATTTGTTATGGTATACTTGTCGGCGAAAGCGTTGCGGTCCATCACTCGGAGTGCTTCCGACACGTATTCACCCCAGAACCCCACGTGGTACTTGTTCAGCAAGTGACCACGCGCAGATGCGTAGAACTTGTCCATGTAGTAGGCGAGATAGGCGTCGCCGGAAGCCTTTCGGTTCGTCGGGTTTCCTATACCGGAAGTCGTTCCATGCTGATAGTTCGTAGCCATTTCTCACCTCTAGGTGTTGTAGTAACCGTCCGAACCAAGCGAGACGCAGATTGCGTCCATCAGTTCGTTGGGGTCGGGAAGACGGATGATGTGCTGGATTTCGTACTTGATACTGAGGTTGAACGTAACCGGCTGGAGTGTACCCGGCTTGAAGTTGAGCGGGGACTTTGCCGTGAAGCGGCAACGTTCCAGCCGGACAATCATGTATTCTTGTGCGACGTCGTCGGCCATGTGCATGTCTATCCACTGGATGAAAGTCAGCCGGTTGCGGTAGCGGTGGTCGAATCCGTATACACGGTGATTCGGGTCGCGAACCGGGTCGGCGTCCGTTTGTCCGCTTTGCACGACTTGCATGTACCGTGTGATAGCCCACCAGTTCTCGTAACGGTTATCGGCAAGCATAGCGACCGAAATCGTGTCGTCGTACTGGTTGTCCTCTTGCGTTGGGATGTAGGTCACGAACTTGTAGTGGCATTCCTTCTGCAAGGCACAAGTCAATCCGGGGCATACCCAGTCCATGATGTTTGCGTTGACAACCTCTTGCTCGTCAGTCGTGTACGGGTCGGTTACGCTTTGCCTACGCTCGACGTAATTGACCGGAAATTCGGAAAAGCGCAACCGAGCGAACCCTTGGTGCACGGGCACCGGGTTTCGCGTCAGTCGTCTAGCGTTCTTCTGCAGTTCTTCGGTCAATTCGGCCATGGTTCGCCTTACTTAGCTGATTTTGCGGTTTCGAGCTTCTTCGGCTTCACGGCGTCGGACTTGTCCGGAAGCTTGTTCGTGCTAGACGGGATAGCGTCCTTCACCACGACGGTCGCACCGGTCATGTCCATGATCTTCGGCTTCTTGTCGATCTTTCCGAGACCGTCCTTCGGCTTCACGACGTCAGTCTTGTCCGGAAGCTTGTTCGTGCTGGACGGGATAGCGTCCTTCACCACAACGGTCGCGCCAGACATGTCCATGATCTTTGGCTTCTTGTCGATCTTTCCGAGGCCGTCCTTCGGTTCCACCGCTCCGGTCTTGTCCGGAAGCTTGGTGGCGGAGGTCTTGGCCATTTCCTTGAACACGCCGAGGACTTCGGTCTCGGTAGTGCTCTTTCCGTTGAGCCCAGTCACCTTGGTGGTCTTGAGAGCCTTGATAGTGTTGACGATCTTCTCGGTGGACGGAACCTTCTCGCCGTTGGCGACGTCGAGACGACCGAAATCATCGGTCTTTGCACCGGCCTTCTTGGCCTTCATGTTGCCGAGGAACTTTTCCCAAGCGGATGCGACGTCGGAATCGCGGAAGTCGACTTTCGGCTTCACGACACCGGTCTTGTCGGACACGACATTGGACTTGGCTTTCGGCGTACTGAAGGGGAAGATGTCCTTGACATCGATTGCGTTATCTGTCTTGCGCGGCTGTTTCTTGGCCTCCAGAATGATCTGGGCAAGCTCTTGTTCATTGGGGAGGTCAAACATTTCGTACATGATGATACCTTCAATTGTGCTTTATCTCCTAGTTTATATCCTCTTAACTGTTCGTAAATGAATAAACTGCGTAGTGAGGTTAGCCGATGGCCAACAGTAGGATTTTGTTAAACTGCATCAACGCGTTCGTGGAATGGGACGGAAATACGCAAGCTCTTCTTGAGATGAAAGCCAAGAAGGTTGCCGGTATCCGCCTTATCAACTATATCAACGCCGGCATTACCTGGGACTCGCACAAGGACATCATTCTCGACTTCTGGATCATGAACAAGTGCCGCGAGGCCGGATTCGCCCCGCACGATTTCGACGGCATGTCTCGTGTCGTGGACTTGCCGACCGATGCGCAGAAGAAGTACGCGGAATGGTTCGGTTCCTACGATTTCCAGAACGAAGACCCTCAGTGGATTACGTTTGTCAACGGGACGCTTAACCTGTTCTACCACACGTCTGAACCGAAGGAAGAAGACGAAAACGAGTGGTACATCGAATTGATGCAGTCTGAAATGGATGCGCGGTCTATCTGCGAGACTCAGGTGTATCACGGCCTACCGAACATCAATACGTTCTGGAAGGTTGACACGAACTCCAAGACGGAAGAAGTGGGTGGCCGCCGTAACGGTTACATGTATACCGTCAAGCTGAAGGAGCTGAACCCGGTCGACACCAAGAATTTTTACTGGGGCGTGGTATTCCAGTGCAAGGAAACCGTGAGCCTTAGTTACAACGACCACGGCGAGACGAAACGCAAGTGCATCAACTGGGCGGCAAATGCCGAACACATGACTCTTGTTCAGGTAAACGCGGACGGTCGACTGAAGATCATCCCGGTCCAAGTCGAGGGCAAGGCGTGGAAGGCCGACCGTTGGGTACCGGAGGGGCTTGTCAACCAGAACCCGATGTCTCCGTCGTCGATGTATACGTACATTACCGAGAATTTTGACAAGATGTACGGCGTCTGGGACCGTATCGACGCAGTCGTCAAGACCGCACGTGAGAATACTACCGCACGTATCAACGCGTTGAACACGTTCAACGACGAAGAGGTCAAGGTGTCTAAGGTTATCGGCAACGTCGACCGATTTATCAAGGAAGGTAACGTATCCCCACAGCGGCTTGAATACAACAAGGAAGTCCGCAAAGCGTTGCTCAAGAAGATACGTATCCGCGAAAAAGAAGAGCAGAAGCAAGTTCGCGATATTGTCAAGGCCGATAAACGGAAGGAAGAGGCGAAACACGCGAAGTTCCACGTTTCTTCGCAAATGTAAATAGGAAAGGCGGTAATAAAACCGCCTTTTTTTATCCGTTAAGCAAGCTGTCCAGCGTCTCGTCCGAAGTGTCGTCTGGAATAGCCGCCGGTTCATTCTGTATGTCGTCCCATGTCATGTCGGCGTCATCGGAATCGTTTGGCGCGGCAACCGGTGCTGGTTCTTCGACCGGTCCGCCTCCCGTGGGGAGGTTGTCGAACTGCTGTTCTTCCGGGAGCTGCACGTCGATCGGATGGATATCTGCCATGTCGTTGCTGACTTGGTTAAGAATTTCATCCTCGTCCTTGGCCAAGCTCGTTTCTCCGTCCATCCCGACCTTGGATGCCAGTCCGACGATTTTCGTACCGTCCTTCACCTCGTTCGGGTTGACGCCAACCGTTGCTTTAAGATGCTCGACCGCGTCGGTACTCGTCGGTGTTTCCGCATTTTCGAAGACCGTCGAATATATAGCGTAGATGGCCTTGCGCATTGCCGGGTCAACCGATTCTATAACTACCTTTAGCGATTCGTGCATGGGAAACCTCATTAGATGAAGCGGGTGATGTTCGGGTTCTGGCAGATTATGGCCGCCGAAAGCTTTTTCGCACCCTTCTTGCGGATACGGATTCGCTTCTTCTTGACCGGGACCGGATTGCTTGGAACACTCGCCGGCTTATGTTGTACCGGCTTCGGTTCCTCCTTTGGAACCTTCTTGACGACTGGCGCAGCCTTGTCGACCGTCACGGGTTCCGTGACTTCTGACATCGGTCGCAGTTCGGTGTCTACTGGTTCCTTGACCGCGTCGATAACGAAGTCTTCGACGGAATCCGGAACATCTGTAAGTAATTTTTTCTTAGCCATATCCGTAGTTTATACTGTTCCGCTTTCTGTACGAATGTACTAGTTTAGTGAATACTGAAAAATCCTATAGGAGAAAAACCCATGAGTACAGAACTCATCATAGCCCTGGGTGTGCTGGCAGCCGTTGTTGTGGTCGTGGCATTCTTGAAGATTCGCGCTTCCAAGAAGGTCGACATCACTACCGACTTCGTCATCGCGCCAGAAACAACCACCGAACACACCATCACCGTAGATGAACCCCAAGCCATCGTTTCGGCATCAGAACCCATCACAGCGACCGTCGAAGCGACCGAACCGGCAACCGAGACTGTCACGACAGACGAAGAAGTGCCGGCACCGGCCGACGCAGAACCCGAAAGTTCGCCTATCACGGAAGCTATCGAGGAGGTGGTGACCAAGGTCGAAGCAACCGAAGCTACCGAACCGAAGGCCGAAGAAACAGTCGAAGCCGCTCCGAAGCCGTCCAAGGCCAAGAAGACTGCCAAGAAGACCATGAAGAAGGCAGAGAAGACCGCGAAGACGTCCAAGAAAGACATCGCGACGTTCATCGACACGATTTCCAAGTCTTCAGAAAAGAAGACGCGTGGCCGGAAGAAAAAGACTGAAAAGGTCGTGGCCGAGCCGGTAGTCGTGACAAAGCCAGTCAAGAAAACGAAAAAGAAAAAAGCCTAAAGGTCATCTCTAGGTTCATTTCAGTCCGCTGCCTACTAGGCAGCGGTTTTTCATTTGAATCGATATGTGATTCGGCCTCGGTTGAGGTCATACGGACATATTTCAACGATTACCTTGTCGTCCGTGTTTACTTTAATCTTGTTGCGCTTCTCCATCTTTCCGGATAGACGCGCTATCAGCGTGTGGCCGTTTTCCAATTCGACCGTGAAGAACCCGCTTCCGCGTTCCTCCGTCACGACGCCGTTGACTGGTATGCTTGCTTCTTTAGCCATTTCCTTCCTTTATGAGTGATTGTAGGTGGTCTTCCACAAAAATGAATTCATAGTTGACACTGGCGACACGTCCTTCAATCATGGCATAGATCAGTTTACCGGTCCGGTTGCGGAATACGCTGCACGATCGACGGTCATGCGAAACCCGGATGGTGATTACGTAGTCGACGTATTCGTAGCCGGGGCCTGTCTTGCATCCAGTCACTGGAACAGACCGCGAGTACTTTGTAAGCTTGCTGGAAGCGTCGTCTACCAGTTTCTTGAAGGCTGCTTGGTCACTTGTCAGTGCCAGAGAACCATATATATCGCGTGTCGTAGTCATATAAACTGCAGTTTATTGCTGTGTTTGTAAAATTTGCATTACAAACTCGGATGTATTATATTTTTTACAATTCCACCCAAGAGAGTGCTGGATGAAGACCTATGAAGAAGACTGGTCAACAAAGAAACTGATTGAGGAGACTGTCAAGTACAAGATTCTCGGACGAAAGGCCGAAACCGAGCTTTTTCGTGAATACCATTCGACAAAGGACGAAAAGCGGCGACAGGAAATAAAGGTTGCCATAATCCAATCAAATCTCCGGTTCGTTCTGGCCGTGGCCAAGGCGTACAAGAAGACGACTGGCCTCCCCATCAACGACTTCTACGCTGAAGGGAAGCTTGGCATGCTCGAAGCTTTCAACAAGTACGATTACACGTGCGGGACGAAGTTCGGGTCGTTCGCCGTGTTCGAAATCCGTCGCCACATGGATCTCATCGTCCACAACAGCGACATGGTGCGCGTACCGGTCAGGATTCGAAAACGCGTACTCAAGGCCAAGAAACGCGGCGAATCGGTAGAACATATCCAATACGGCCAGCTGGCCGAGAACGCCGTGTCCGAACCAGCTTCCATGGAGAGGAGCGTCGTCGGGACTACGCTGAACAACGGTGCTCCAATAGTGATTGCCGACACGCTGGCCGCCGACGACCGTACCGACGCGCTGCACGAGGAGGAAATGCGGCGAGAAACCATCAAAAACGTGCTCGAAGACTACTTGTCGCCGGAAGAGACTAATTTACTGCGTAGACTGTATGGCTTGGATGGATACGAAGATACCGTTAGTGAGATTTCCGCTGAACGCCGTGTCAGCAAGGAAATCATACGCCGCATCAGGAATCGTGCGCTGGCAAAGCTAAGGAGTGTCCCCGTCGTGTCCGAGCTTCGAGACGCGCTGGGTAATTGATGGGTTTTCTGAAGAACATTGCCGCTAAATTATTCGGTGCCAAGCACGACGATATAGTCGAAATTGAACATTTAAAAAGAAGGTCATCTATGGCTGAAGACGATTTCGGGTCCACTATCATTTTCAACAACGGCGTACCCGATTACAATGTGACACTGGGAAATACTGGCGAGGGTGAGCGCGTCAGTATGGCCGCCATACAGCGTACTCAAAGAGAAACCGAGATGATTAACCAACGAAACCGCGTGGGCGGTCGCGGCATGGGAATCGGGCTCAATACGATGGCGCAACAGCCGCCACCGCAGCCGAACCAGCAATTCGCCGGTAACTATGCCCAGCCGGCCGTCTACCAGCAGCCGCAACAGCCTCAGCAAGCACCCGTGCAGCCGAACTATTACCAGCAGCCGGCCCAGCCAGTGCAGCCGGTACAGCAAGCTCCAGCACCGCAGCAGGGGGTGCCGATCCCCATTAACCAGCCGCAACAGCAGCAACCGTCCGTGCAGTCCGCGTACTACTTGCAGGAGCCGTTCTCCGAGCTCGTAATGACCAACGACGAATGCCACGTCATCGTCGACTTGCCGGGAATCCAGAAGGAAAACGTCAATATCGTGCTCACGCCGCAGAACGAAGTATCGGTCACATTTACGAGGACTACGTTCGTCGACGGTCTCACCGCTAGACTGAAGGCCAACACGAAGAAGTCCAAGGGTGGAAAGGGCAGCAAGACGAAGCCGAAAATCACTTCGCAAGTGAACATTCCGGACTACTTGCTCGGCACCCATACGGTGGTGTACCCGATTCCCAGACCGGTTGACACCCAGAACATCAAGCATTCGTTCGAGAACGGTCAGCTGCACTTGACGTTGGGATTCCTTACGCCGCTTGAAGGAACCACGATTTCCATTGTCTAGGACAGTCCGTTAATAATAAACTAGGAAGTAGCCATAACGGTTGCTTCCTATGTTGTTTCTTGAGACGGTTGCAAAAATATGCGGTGATAACAAGAACCTCTACGAGGCCATCGTCAGCCTGTACAGGGACGATCCCGCGCATTTCGTGTACACTTTCTGTGACGAACTGGACGCCAAGGTGAACAATGCCTATGCCTCTGGCGTTCTAGACCGCGTATTCGCCATGGAAGGCGTGAGCTTCAACGTGCTGGGTGCCAAGGTGAACTTGTCCGTAGGGAAGCAAGACCATACGGTCATCTATAACGCGGCTTTCGGCGGATCTCGGAACGATTCGGTCAACATTTCCATAATGGACGAGGTCGCCAAGATTTGCTCGGACGAAGGCGACAGTTTCAACTTGAATCGGGGTGACCCGCACTACAGGAATCGTATCGCTTTGGATGCGTATAACCTCGCGAAACCAAAAATAAAGGAGCAGCTTTGTAAAAAGCTGCCCAAGTATTCGGCTAGACGAAACGTTTACTAGTGCTTGCCGCAGTTGCAGCCTTTCTTGGCAACTCCGTAAGCCTTCCTAACGACACTGCTGACCTTATAGACCGCCTTCAGGGCGGTCACTTTGTATTTCTCCGGCAGTACCCACATGTAGTCCTTGACCTCGGGGAAATCTTTCGTCAACGCCTCGATAGCCTTGGCACCTGAATACGTGACACCGTCCGCAGCGAGATATTCGAAGTCAGAAGAATTCTGCGGGGCGGGGACGTAGTCGACGCGGTCGCCAATTTTCCGCTCCACGATGCGCTTGTACTGCGAGCAGATCGGGCACCCGTTGTCGAAGAAGAACTTCGGCTTTGTCTTTATCTGGCCATCCATTAGAACGCCCCGAAACTGATCTTACCGGCCGACTGGCTCGTCTCGATGTTTCCGTCGCGGTCGAGTGTCGTCACTTTTGGTGAAGCGAACGTATAAGTCTGGTTGCCGAAGATCTCGTCCATGCGGTCGATCAGTTCCTTCTGGTCGCAGAATTCGCCCGGCTTGCAATCGTCCGCGCCTTCGAGGTTCTTTTCGCGCAGCATTTCGTTGGTCTTGTCCACGATACCCTTCTGTGCGTCCTCGTCGATTGAACCGTCGCTGAGGCTTTCCATCTGGGCGTCATTGAACGCCATGACGTTCATGATATCGTCGAGAGAAAGGCCGTCCATCGGCTCGATTTCGTCTTGGTTGAAGTGGAACTCCGGCCAGCAGCCGTCGTTGCCTTCGCAATATTCGTCCATGTTGTTGGTCGGCTTTGCCGTCGTGATGACCGGACCGTCGGATTGCTTGATTATGAGTATGACCGGCACCTTGCAGCTCTTGGCCTTCACGTAGTCGCCCGGATGGAACTGGTGCTCGCAGTCTGGGTCGCCGTCCACGCAGCATTCCAAAGCCTTCTTGAGGGAGCCGATGCCGCCGATGTGTGCGCCGAGACCCTTGCCGAAGATTCCTTCGAGGTCGGAATCCGTAAGTTCAGAATCCGGTTTCTGTTCGAATATGGGACGCTTGGCCTTGATCTTGTCGGAGGTCAAGTTGCCGGAGCTTCCGCCAACCGTTGCAGTAATCGCAACCGGTTTCTTGTCTGCGTCGCCTTGTACACGGATGACCGGGATCTTGTCACCCTTTTCGAACGGACGGTTGTCCATTTCGCCGTCGATAATCATTGCGCCGTGGTCGGCTTCGTCCGCCTCTTCCTTCTCCTTCGAGAAGTCGAGGGATTCGAGTGCCACTGACTGCGTTAGCTGCTTCAAGTCGTCAAGTTCACTAAACATCGCCCAATCCTATGGTTGCTTATCCGCAGTTTATACTGATGCCATCTGTTTCGGCATCTCAATTCGTGGTGCTTGCGTCCTTTCCATCGTGTACGCCTTGAACTGGTCGTACTGCAGCTTGCCGACAGCAGCCTGTTCATCGACGGCATCTTGGTCTTGGACGAATTCGATGGCCTTGTCCTCTTCCGACTCGTGTCCCGGCATAGACGCGAACATGAGCTCCAGACCGCTGAGGAACGGAATCTCGACTTGGTTGCCTTGGAACCAGTTGGATGCGGCGTGATACACGACCCAGTAAAGAGATGTGACGTGGTCGTCGTGGTTTCCGCCACCGCCGCCCCAGTGCTTCTTGGTAAGCTCGGTGAATGACATCAGTTCGTTGATGGTCGTTTCGTCGTGTAGCTTCGCGTAGAAACGCTGGACATAAAGCTTGAGAAGCATGACCGCACTCTGCTTGATACCGTCCGTCGCCCACATGCCACGGAACTTGTTGTCGTAGTTCACGATGTTTTCGTATTCCAAGTTCTGCTGGAAGATGTAGTAGGTACGCGCACCCGGACCGTTGAATTCGATAGTCAAGTCTGGGTCGTAGTAACCCTTTAGCAGTTTTCTGGACATCGTACAGAAGTCTTCGATAGTCACCTCGTTGGACGACAGTACACACACCTGTTCTATGTCGGTACTGCTTCTTGCAAGGAATATCTGAAGGACATGGTAGTCTTGACGAATACCGTAACCCGTGTCGATTGCCGCGATGTATACCCAGCCGTTCAGTTCAAGCTTCTGCTTGGGCAACGGCGTCTGGAATATTCTGAGATTGTATTCCGGTGGTAATCCCCTCACTGGTTTTGGAGTGGACGCCTTCAGCTTCTGTAGAATAGTGAAATCGATGAGTGTAATTGCGGAACCGATGAAGTCGCACTCGTATTCTTGTCTGAACTTCTGTTCGCCGATACGAGCCTTCTCATCGATGCCCCATTGGGCGTCACGCCCCGGCACTTCGTTCCACTTAACCGTAGACCTGACATATTTTGACATTAAATCGTGATAAGATGCGGTGTCTTCGTCGACTGCGTCTTCCCACATTTGATAGAATTTATTAAGTCCACATGGAGTGGATGTAATAATAACGCGTGTTTTCTTACCGGAAGAAATTGCTGGAAATACTGACGCACAGAATTCTTCGGCCATTCCAGTACGCAAGAACGCGAATTCGTCTAGATACAACAAGTTTGGCGAGAAACCACGGATGCCGTCTGGAGACGAAGCCGCCACGATAATACGCGTGTTGTTGGAGAACTGTATCGACATTTTATTCCATAGCTTCACACCGGGCTGTAGCCAGTAAGGAAGAGCGACATACGAATCGCGCAACAGCTGCAACTGTTCTTTCGCGAGCGAAAGCTTGTTTGCAAGCATCGCGACAAGTTGGTCCGGGTGGAACATCGCGTGCCACAGGATGAAGCCTCGAACGATTGTTGATTTACCGACCTGTCGTGACCATCTATTGATGTTGAATCGATACTTCAAGAATCGCTTGATAGCCGCGTCCTGAAAAGGCCACGTCTTGAAAAGCTGCATTCCGTTGTCTTTCGTGTTGATGTACATGTATGTATTGATGAAGTACAACGGATCTTGGGCGCACTTCTTGATTTCGGCAAGGTGCTCCGGTTTTAGCTTGACGCTTTCTTTGGCGTCTCGCAAGTTTGTGATTCCGTTAAATGACATTAAAATCTCTTTTTGTTATAATTGCCAACTAAGTAGTTTATCATGGCGGTTATCATGAGATTTTGCGTCATTATGGCGTTTTTTGACAAGGGAAACACGTTCCGCAAGCGGAACTTGGCCGAAGTGGTGAAAAATTACTTGACAACCGACGACTTTGACGTTATAATCGCGGAACAGTATCCGAACGGTTTCGCCGAAGCTATCGCAAACCGGAATCCAGACCGCGTGAAGTTCGTGCCGTGCCATGAGTTGAAGGGAGACCCGCAGAAGAAAGGCGTGTTCTGCAAGACCGAACTCTTGAACGCCGCTGTCAAAGCCTATCCGGACTACGAATATTACGTGATGGGTGACGCTGACGCGCTGCTGCCAGAGGAATCGTTCTGTTCGTTGCGAGAATCAGTAAGTCTGCTTGATTCGGGGGATGCGTCCATAGTTTTCCCGTTCGACGACGTCCTGTATCTGAATGAGCCGGACACGAGGCGCGTCATAGCCGGAGAACCGCTCCTTCCCGGTACGAAAGACCACGGCGCGGAAATATTCCGTCAGACAGGCCTCTGCAACATCTTCAAGAAATCCACGTGGGTCGCCGTAGGCGGCTTCGACGAGGCTTTCCGCAACTGGGGCGCGGAAGACGACGCGTTTCTCACGAAATGTACGCGTCTCGTGGGGGATAGCCGGCGTCTGAAGGGCACGATGCGCCACCTGTTCCACCCGAAGGTCAATACTGACGCGTACTGCGAATCCAAGGAATATGTGGACAACCGTAGGCGTTGCGCTTGCGTGAGGCGCATGACGATGGATGACTTGAAGCGGTACGCGGAGGGGAAAGTCGGGCTGAATGAACTGGTGGAAAAGTACGACGCGCTTGGGCGGCTTTCGGTCCAGATGAAGTGGCAGTGTACGCCGGTTTGCCTTCTCACTCTGGATACGACCATTTACGACATCAGGGACGAAGGCGACATGTCGTTCACGAAGCTACTCGACGCGGTTGCAGCCGAATACGGAAAGTGGTACGTCCCGGTTTTCATTAACACTTCTCTGGGCGGACTGAACGGAATCCCCGGCTTGTCCGACGCCCAGAAGAAGGAACTGAAGGACTATATGGAAAGATGCAGTTCGTAAAGGACATAGGCACGGAAGACGGTTTTTCCAAGTTCAACCGTCTCGCGAGGGTCGTCGCGTCTGTCTGCACTGACACGCGGTTCGCTTGCCGCGAGAATCCAGATGTCGCCGTGTGGCAACTGGGTGACGGCATGGCGGTGGCCGACTGTTTCTTCAAAAGGCCGATAGTCATTGTCCACGACTGGTACCCGCATTACGAGAAATACGTGGACTTGGCCGATAAGGTGGTATTTCTCGGCAATTTCGACCATCCGGCGTGTTCCAAGGCGGTACACCTCGAAAGCTACCCGTACGACGTCGAGAGACGGCTTCCGAGCGATGACATAGACGTCCTAGTGGAAGGGGTTTTCGACGGGTCGTGCATGGACTGGGTGCTGGAACGTTGCGAGGGTCGTCGCGTACGCATGGCTTGCTTCTCCAACGACGACCCGGACTGCGACGACGCCCAGACGGAGCTTGAAACCCGGCTCGGCGAAGTGGCTAAATCGCTGGATGTCAAGCGGAGGGTTTACGAGCTCGTGCTGTCGACCTACATCCGGTCGGCACCCTTGACACTGCACTGCGGTTCCGGAAAACGAGGTTTTTTACATAGTATGACAGTGTCATACAGTGGAATTACACGAGGGTGTGACGACAGTTACAGAGTTTCGACCGTGGCGGACTTGGTCAGGGTATTGCGCTAAAACGGCCAGAATGCTATATTTTTGATGTTTTTTGAGGAAAAATAATGAAAAGTTTACATTCACGCATCATTTTCTGGAGCAAGGTCGTTCTGTTCACGGTGTTCGTGGGGAACGTGCTCCGCGTGTGCATACGGACTTGGAAATATGGCGGCTCGAAGACCAACGTCCAAGTCAGCTATGACGGAGACAACGAACTGAATCCGATCGGCGGCGAGATGGAGGGCATGTAATGGCCAACGAAGTATATAACGAAGAAACGTCCGAATCCGGCAGCGTAGGTTCCAAGATCATACGCAACATAGGGGACATGCTGCTGCACATCAGCATCGACACCGACATGTGGGTCGGTCGTCCCGCGAAGGAGAAGATTCGTTATCTGAAGAACCAGATTAACGGAACGAACGGCACCAAGATTCTCAATGTCGGCTCGAATCTGCTCGAAAGCATCCTAATGACGGCCAAGGCTTCTACACGAAATCCGATAGTCCGTTCGTATGTGGACTTAGCGGAAACCGCGCTGAACCTTGGAAAAGCAAGCATGGTTATAAACAACCTGTTTGTTGCGCAGAAATACGAGATTCATACTGATTACGACGAGCTTGCAAAGTTCATGGGGTACAAGAATGGTCGTTCTATTCACGTGAACCAGATTGATGCGACTGCAGATATCTGCAAGGCTTTGATCGCGATGTCTAAGGAACAGCAAGAAAAAAGCGGGCTGCGTATTGTCAAGATGTTTACTCCGAAAAATGACACACCGACCACCACCAACTCCCGGCTCATCTGCACGTATATCTTGACGAAGTACAAGAACACCACTATCGGTTTCGAAGTCAATTACATGCAGTACAAGTCGTCCGGCGTGGATGCGACGACCAATTCGCAGTTCAGCTACATAAACATCGGCGTGTTTAACGGTGACCTGTACAACAACGAAGACTTCGTGGACGATGACACGGATGTTGATATTTTGGCCGAAGTGGAAAATATCATATATTCCAACTACATTAAGACTATCGATATCTCGAAGCACATCATCAAGATTGAAGGTTCGACCATTCGCACTGCCAAGCGCGAGAACATCAACTTCGACATCAAGAATATTGACCTGAATACCATGGCCAAGACGTGTCGCTCCGTGTTGAATGCGCATCGCCGCCGTGGTTATATCTTGCAAGGCGACCCAGGAACCGGAAAGACGGTGTCTATCCACAAGCTCATCATGCAATTCACGGACACGCCAGTATTCTGGATTTCGTCCGATGCAATTAGCGATACCAAGAAGATGCGATCGGTCTTCCGTATATTGAACATGTTCCCCGGTTCTATTTTCGTATTTGACGACATTGACGGAAACGACTTCAGCGCGAAGACCAATCTGACTACCACGTTCATCACGTGCATCGACGAAACGAACTCGTCCAAGTTCAGTGGAATCATCATTATGACCATCAACGAGCCCCAGAAGGTGCATCCGACCATCAAGACTCGTCCGGGACGTATTGACGAAGTCATACACGTGCATAATCCGAACACGGTTGAACAGGTGTTTGATGTCATTACGCAGCGTTACATTCACATTGGCGAGGAACGTCCAGAATGGATGTCAATGAAAAACCAAGAGTTCGTTGATGGCATGCAGAAAATCGTGAAGGCCAATTTCACACACGCACACATCGCTGGTATCATCAGTGACTTGGCGGACCTGTATGCGGAGTCCTGTGACTGTAAATCGTTCTTGTCGTTGATTGACCGGAAGATTGAAACCATTAAGAACGCTTCCATGGTCGCCGACGCTTCGGGGCATATCGAATCGTCCGCGCCGACTGTAAGCATGCAGTTGGCTCCGGTGAACGTTTTGAACGCCGAATCCGTGGCTAACGCGGTTAACGGCATGAAATTGGTAAATCAGCTGCCTCCGGTAGGCGCGTCCTAGATATTGTATGGATGTCAACAACTAATCAACAATATGTTGTGGAAAGGGTCGGTGAAGCCGGCCTTTTTCATTTGCATTTCAAATGGATAATAGCTAAACTACCGATTACCAAAAGAGATAATTTAACTGCTGTAAAGCTAAAGAGGAAACATGTTAACACACGTTATTAAACGAGATAAGCGTAGACGGAAGTTTGATATTAAGCATATTTACGACGCAATTGAAGCGGCTTTTAAGGACACCACGGTTAAGTATAACGATGCTCTGCTGGACAAGCTCGTGAACGAGGTTGTCGACGTGCTGTCGGACGGCGGGGCGAAGTCCGCCAACGTGGAGAAGATTCAGGACACGATCGAGAACGTCCTTATCAACAACAACCAGATTGAAACTGCCAAGGAATTTATTCGGTACCGTAACGACAGAACCCGAGTAAGGGAACTGAGAAGCGACCTCTACACGATTGTACGCGAAATCATCGACGCCAATCTCAAGACCAGCTCGTTACTGCGAGACAACGGAAACGTGAACGGCGCGTTGGTGGCATCCAGCTACGCCAAGGCCGGCGGTGAAACGATGAAGATGTACAACTTGCTGGACATCATCAAGCCTGAAATCGCCAGAGCTCACAAACAGGGCGACATCCATGTACACGACCTTGATTACTATGCTCTTACTGTTAACTGTTTCTTTATCCCGCTGGCCAAGCTGCTCGCCGACGGTTTCGACACTGGAAACGGCTGGGTCCGCCCCGCCAAGTCCATCGAGACGGCGTGCGCCATCGGCGCTATCGCTCTCCAGACCTCCCAGAACGCGTTCTTCGGCGGTCAAGCGTTCGCCAATTTTGACTTCGACCTCGCACCGTATGTGAATTTTTCTTTCCAGAAGCATCTCAAGACCCTTATCCGCAATGCAATCGTGGTCAACGAGGCGATGGGGGTGTCCAACAGCGTCGACCGTGACGCGCTCCGCAAAATCCGCGCAAAGTACGACCTCCGTATCCTCAAGGACGTGAACACAAAGGACTTGAAGGAATTTGTCAACGCCTACTCGGGCGATCTTGACGAGTACGAATGCGGTCGCGAGCAATTGCCGGAACTCCCGTACGACGAGTTCGACCGTGATTACTGGATTCCGCTCGGCGACGGTACCAACTGGAAGATGCCGGCCGAGCTTGTCAACGAGGCCGACATGATGACCGTCCGCAGCACTTTCCAAGGTCTGGAATCCTTCGTACACAATGTGAATAGCTTGTTCTCCCGCTCTGGTAACCAGCTCCCGTTCAGCTCCGTGAACTTCGGCTTGGATACGTCAAAGAGTGGGCGTCTTGTTTCGTTTGCGCTTCTCCACGCTACCGAGGTCGGTATCGGCAATGGCGCGACCGCGATATTCCCGATTTCCATCTTCAAGGAGATGGCCGGTTATTCCATCAATCCCGGCGACCCCAACTACGACTTGTGGGAAAAGTCTTGCGAAGTCCTCGCAGAGCGTTTCTACCCGAACTTCGTCGACGTAGATACGCCGTACAACAAGGTCTACGTGAAGTACAACGAGATGGAAGTGGACTACGACGAGAAGAACGTCGTGGATAACCGTGGGCAGAAGCTCTACCGCGTGGAGCGCGGCGTGTTCTGGGAATTCGTCGGAGTCGAGAACGGCAAGGCTAAGCTCCGCAAGCTCCGTCCGGAAACGACGATTTCCACTATGGGTTGCCGTACCCGCTCAATCGGCAATGTCAACGGCGAGTCGGTTACGACTGGCAAGGGCAACCTCTGGTTCACGACAATCAACCTCCCTGCGATCGCCATCCGTGCGACGAAGGCTCCCAACCCGGTCGATGCGTTCTGGAAGGAACTCGACGAGAAGCTTGTGATGTGCCGCGAGTGCATGGAAGCGCGTTACAAGACTATCAAGAACCGTACGTACGCCAACTTGTTCTTCCCGATGAAGAACGGACTGTACATGGGCTCCGACAAGGATGCGCCTACAAATACGACCATCGAGAACGCTATCAAGAACGGTTCTAACGCCATCGGATATATCGGTATTTATGAAGTATGCTTGACGCTTCTCGGAAAGGTATTCGGTATCGACGACGAGGCCACTAAGTTCGGCTATTCCGTGGTAAAGCACATCCGTGAATACACGGACGCCGTGCAGAAGGAAACCCACATGAACTGGACTACCTTTGCCACACCGGCTGAAAACGTGTGCGGACGTTTCGCACAGATCGATGCGAAGCGTTTCGGCAACGACCCCAAGCTGAAGGTTCCGGGCGATGAACTCTGGGGCAAGGGTTACTACACGAATTCGCACATGATGCCGTTCGACGTGAAGACTACGCTCGCACACAAGCTTGCCGTGGAAGCTCCGTTCCACGAGCTGACTAACGGCGGCCACATCTTCTACTACAAGATTGACGGAGACCCTCGTCAGAACATCGAGGCGGTCAAGCGCACGGTACGCGCCATGTACGACGCTAACATCGGTTACGGCACTTGCACATTCGAGCAAGATACTTGTAGGGAGTGCGGCTATATCGGAATCATTGGCGACGAGTGTCCGCATTGTCACGTGAAGGACAACGGCCACAACGTGCTCCGCATCCGCCGCATCACCGGCTACCTCGTTGGACGTTCCGAGCAGTCCATCGAGGAGTCTTGGGGCGACGGCAAGCTCGCCGAACTGAAACGAAGGGTGAACATCTAACAAGAAAGGCGGCCTCGGGCCGCCTTTTCGGTACATAATGGTAATCCGGGTCGGTATTCATGGAATTCTCCTAAACCAAGAGATGTCGTATTTGGGTTTTAATTGTTTCAAAGGTCGGGTAGTAACTGAGGTACGCGCAATAGGTGATAACCAACCAGACGTATCCTCCGTGGTCGCCAAAGCTCGATATCATGTACGTACCGAAAACTAGTGATAAGATTGTCATGGCCACCACGATGCCGATGCCGACGACTTCTTCGGCCACGAAGTAGAATAGGCGAAGTGCCGCTGTTAAGTCTTCTTGATTCATTTTTTGATTCCAAGTTCTCGTTTTGCGCGGTTGATGCAGCCTTCCAGCGAGGTTTTCCAGTGGATGGATGTGAACGAGCCGTCCAGCTCGATAGGCTTGTCGGCGATTTTCTTTCGGTTCTTGGATATGCCTACCTTGAAGCCCATGTTTTCGCCATAGTTGAATGTCAGCATGATACAGTCTGACTTGAAGATTGACATGTACTTCGAGTCGCAATCCCTGACGAACCCGAGATTCTTGAGAAGTTCCGTAAGCTCGTTACGGTACTGAAGCGAGCGGTCGTTGTCCTTTTCCACTTCAGCTTCCTTCGCCTCGATGAAATTGCCGATCTGGCCGCAGACCATTTCCGGAGTCATGTCCTTGATTATGATGGAGTCTCGGCGAGTTCCGGCATAGTTGTAAAAGGCGACACGTACGGTATGGTGACCGTTCGATTCGGTTACGGATACACCGACCGTACCTTCTAGCTTCACGGTTTCATTCTTGAACCGCAGCATGAAAGTATGGTTGTCGTTGATGGATATGCTCCAGTTCTTTGACAGCGCGTCGTATATCTTGGAGCGGTATTGGTCGAGCGGGTACATTATCCTAGCCTCTCTTTGTCGGTTGCCTTGTTGACGTCGAAGTCTATCATTATCTGGGCGCGGATGAGACTTAGCGACTTCTTGAAAGCTTCCATGCGGTTGTCCGGCAGATACTTGGCCAGTTCGGCCAGCTTCTCGCATTCGGTCGCGATAATCTCGTACTGACGTGGTGCAAGGTTCTCTCGGGTGAAGAAAAGCTTGTGGGCGGTCATGAGCGACCTCATGAGGTCCTGTGTATTGGCGAACTGTATTGTAGATTCAGCCGGGCTGTCGCAGATGGTTATGTATATGCGCTCTACGGTGGTCTCTTCGCCTTTGGCGGCATAGCTTCCACGGAATTTTCCGTACAGCTCACCGGACACGAATTCGCCGCTGAAAACGGCTATCGTCGTGCTCAGGACCTTGCGGGTTTCCTCCACGCTCTGTATGACTACTTCGGCATCGTTCTCGAAGACGAAGCACATTGCGTCGGTGAGCTGCTTGACGAATTCTTCCTTGAAATTGTTGGTACTGAAAATCACGGTTTTGACCGAATTTGAATTCTAAACTCTAAATTATTACATTCCGTGCATAAGGAACTAGTTTAATAATCAACGGGTTGTCGTCCCGCTTGATATGTATAACCGTTTTCGAGGATTTAAATGAGATCACGCGACGAAATCAAGGCTTTTTTGAAGGATATCCAGCAGAAAAATGTGGACATGGTTGAACGTGCCAAGCAATTCGCTGAATTCGCCCACGCCGGACAACTGGACAAGGGTGGGCAAGCCTATATCTATCACCCAACGAGGGTCGCCGAAATGACCCAAACGCAATACGGCGACCAATATTTGACGGCTGCCGCATACATGCACGACGTTGTCGAGGACGGCGGCTTTACCGTGAGCGACCTCGCCGCATATTTTCCGGCTTCCGTATGGAAGACCGTAGAACTCCTTACGAGGGGTAAGTCCGAGGCTCGCGAAGTGTACATCGACAACATCGCCAAGAATCTCCTTGCGACCAAGGTGAAGCTGATGGACTTGCGCGACAACATGAACTTGTCCAGACTTACCTACGTGACCGAGAAGGATTCTCAGCGACAGTCGCGCTACGTGGACGAATACCGTAAATTGGATTCCGTGCTGACGAAGTTCTCCGAGACGTTGACTCCGGAAGAGATGGACACGGAAACTTATGCCGATTTGTACATGTAGGTAGGATATGAAGTTTGTCAAAGTAAGCGATACCCAGTACCTAAACCTTTCCCACATTAACTACATCCGCTACGACCCCGATGACGGCGACAGCGTGGTTCACTTCGGCGACGATAATTTGCTCCACTTGGACACGGACGAGACCAAGAAACTGCTGAAGGTAGTCGAAGAATTTTCGGCGGTCAGTCTTGAAGAGGTGTACCATAGGTTCGGTATTCCGTGGCCGCCCCAGTTCAAGGAAGACGACAAGATCGCCATTAACAATGTGGTGCGGTTAGAAAAAAAGCAAGACTCTGTAGAATAACAAGAAAACCCGCCGCGAGGCGGGTTTGTTGATGTTTACTGGTAGTATGTTTAAATCCAGTCGACCGCCGCCAGGACGCGTTTGAACTTTCCGAACGCGTTGTAACGGCTTCCCCACTTGGTCATATTTCCGCAAAGGCCGGTATGGTAGGGTTCCGTACCGTCCGACGTTTCGTCAGGCTGCTTGTCGGTAGCCTCTTCCGGACCCGGAGCCTTGTCTTCCTCGCCTTCGAATATGAAGCAACCGCCGTTGCGGAAAGCCTCGATGAAGTCGTCGTCAATTCTGTATGCCATAGTGTGCTCGGTTTATTGCCATTTGCAGTTTATATGCGGTTTGGGCGTTCAAAAATTGAGTGTGCTGATAAACTGCGTGTAAAACAATGGGTTCCCTCATGGCCGAAAAACACGCGATATTTCTAGAGAGTCTAACCAAGCTGGCGAAAGTCAATCCGGACTACACCGAAGCACTCAAGTGTGTAGCGAAGTGCTACATCATCAACGAGGGTATCGCCGACGGCGTCAAGTCTTTATTCAACAAAGCCAAGAACAAGATCATGGAAGACCCGTGCAACGCTCCGCCCGTGCAAGATTTGACCCACAAGACCGACGCCGAGAAGCGGCTCATGCAAGATGCGCAAACGTCTTTTGACAGCGACTACCAGTATTTCAAGATGTACGTCAACGAACTGATTTTCTATCTGCAGAACTACGGCGACGGGGCTTTCATCGAGTTCCTCATGTCTCCGGAGTTCAAGAACGCCGAACGCCGTGGCCGTCACATGGACATGCTGCTGAAGGATTCTCCGAAGCACGAGTCGGTACAACATGCGATGACGTTCATGGATACAATGAACCAGCTATCGTCGAAGTTCCCGAAGTACGAGGCCGTCATCAATGAGACCGTGAAGTCGTACGTGGTGGTGGAGTCGATGTACGGTTCGCCTGTCGTGACCGTGTTCGACCCGACGTGGAAGCCGCTGACCGAGATGGTTCACTCTCCCGAATGGATCGAGGACTTCAACCACGCCACGGAACATCTGAAGACCATCACGCTCCCGAAGATTGCCGAGTTCATCGCGAAGCACGGCTATTCCAACTGGGAAGCCGTGACGCGCAGTTCCGCCTTCAAGCTGGCCAAGTCAAAGGCCGAGACTATCCGGCGCGGTTAATTTCGCTGTACAGTTTCATAGCAGCCGCTACCGCTTCGGTAAGCGGCTGTTTCGTTAGGTAGCCTATGAAAGACTCGGCCTTTACATGCTTGTAGTATTCCATCTGCTTTAGGTGTTTGTTGGCCTTGGATTTGGACTTGTGAGACGACAGAATCTTGCCGGTATCGTGCTTGACGATAACCCATTCGGCAAGTTCACCCTTGGAATTGCGGTGTCCTTTGCGGTATTGTACGGTTTCTAACAGAATATTTGCCATACGAATCAGTTTATTTTAATTTGGCTAGAGAATGCCGCCTAAATGTATAAACAAACATATAGGTGGCAATGCAGCCACCTTATCAAGGATTCGCACGTGATACAGCATAGCGGCCAAGAGATCATCCGCGATCGGCACGACCGACCGATATACACAAAGACCAAGGGACAAGACGAACTCGTCCATGCGATCAAGACTCATGACATCATCTTCGTGAACGGACCGTCAGGCACCGGCAAGACCGCCATCGCGACATGGCTGGGAATCGCTGGGATGGACCGGGGCGACTACGAACGGTTGGTGCTAACCAGACCGGTCGTGACCGGTGGCGAGGAGCTGGGATTCCTTCCCGGAAGCCTCGACGAGAAGATTGCTCCCTACATGCAGCCTCTCTACGACGCGATTTCCCTAATCAAGGGACGGCGCGTCAGCCCGGAGGAGCAGCTGAAGAAGATGCCCGTGCTTTCCGCCAAGGAGAAACGCGCCAAGAAGAAGGGTAAGGACCTCGAGGAGACGTTCTCGAACAACGACTTCTACTCGAAGATACAGGTCTGCCCTCTCGCCTACATCCGCGGGTCGACGCTCGCGAAGAGCTTTATTGTCTGCGACGAGTTCCAGAACACGACCGAGGCGCAGATGAAGCTCATGCTGACACGCCTTGGACGCGACTCCAAGATGGTCATCTGTGGCGACGCTGCGCAGTGCGACTTGCCACCGAGAGTGACTTCCGGGTTTGTCGACGCTCTGACGCGCCTCAAGGGTGTCCCGCGCATAGCTTTTGTCGAACTGGGTGTCGACGACATCGTGCGCCACCGTCTCATCAAGGACATCATCCTCAAGTACGAGCGTCCTGATGAGTTCCGCAACGACGCGAACGCCGTCGGCGAGTTCAGCAAGATTCCGGCGCATACTTGGGAACGCGATTCCGAAGGCTACGATTTCAGCGAAGACGACCTCAATGAAGGCGACGATGAGACCGAGACCGTCGACGGCGACTACTGCCCCGACTGCGGCGGTACCGGCGTGGACGACCGCGACAATGTCTGCGCCACGTGTCACGGCACCGGACTCGTTGAATCGCGCTGATATACCGTGAACTGGCTTCCCGGCAACGGCGGAAAAATCCCACGCCGTTATAAACTGCATGTAAATGTAGTTTGAGGTCGGCGTATGGCTGTTGATATTGGGAAGACTAAGCAGGGTGGTTGCCCGAAACCGCCTCCGCCGAGACCGCCGCAACAGCAGAGACCCCAGCCGGAACGTCCGTTCCAGCCTTCTCCGCCGCCTCCTCCGGTTCTGCCCGGACCTTGTTGTCCGCCTACCACAACGCTTGTACTCAACAACACCATAGTCAAGTCTGCCGACAGCGCACTGAAAGTCACCGAGGGTTATTTCCACGGTCGTCCAGCGTATTTCATCGAGTTCGACGGCGAAATGTCTAGACCGCTCATCGTCGGCGAAGACCCAATCGTAGTCAAGGAAGGCGTGTTCACCGAGGACGACGGTTCCGAACGTACCGGCTTCCTCATCACTATCAACGACCTTACCGGAGCCACGAGTTCATCTAACGGAAAGGCCGGCTCCGTCCCCGCTCCTATATCCGGCGACCAAGGGAAGTTCCTTCGCGGCGACGGAACGTGGGCGACGATTACTATTCCAGAAACCGCGCAGTCGGACTGGAATGAACAGGACAGCATATCGGCTAGCTATATCAAGCACAAGCCCGATATAGACGCGATGGTTGCAGCCGCTACGACCGAGGTCGTTGAGGGTCTCAACGTCAGTGTCACAGAATCGGTCGGCGCGGACGGACACAAGATTTATAAGGTCAGTGCATCTGGTGGTTCGGGAACTTCTGTACAGTCGGACTGGAACCAAACAAATCCTGTAGAGCCGGACTACATCAAGAATAAACCCGAAATTCCGGCTGCTCAAGTGAACGCCGATTGGGACGCCAACAGCGGAGTTGCTGAAATTTTGCATAAGCCGGGTGTCTTTACTGGTGCGACAAGTTCGGCCAACGGAACATCCGGGTTCGTCCCAGCGCCGACCATGTCCGACGTGGACAAGGTGCTGTGCGGTGACGGAACATGGAAGGACTATTCGAACAGTAGGGCATGTACCGTCGCAGAAATGGACGGCTGGTTAGACGAAGTTGATCACGAGAATGACTCCGTTGAAGAAGGTGAAAACGAAGGAGAGGACAATGGCCGCTAATACGGAAATATATGTAGGTGAAGAAGGTGCAAAGGAGCTATACCGTAGACTTAAAGCTCTGATACCCGATGTGCCCGTGTCTTCGGACTCGTGGAAGCAGTGGTCTATCCTGCATGGGTCGACCGGTGACGCCGACTCTATATTCATTGGCGGCAACAATGAGGTACATGGGCCGTCGATTGAGTTTGGTTATGATAACTATACGGAGAGTTCGGAATCTAATGCCATAATGCTTGGCCGTGGTAACGAGTCTCTTTCGACGATGGGCGCAATACGTGAAGGTGCCTATGAATACCAGACATTTTCTGGTAGTACACCATACGATATGGACCAAGCCGATTATGATGCGTTGCATGACATCATAGCGGCTGCCGATGATAATTACGAAGAAGCCGAGACGGCGGAAGCCGGTATCACATTCTGCCGCACGTTGCTCAATTGGGTTTCTGACTATAATCTCGACCGTGCTTTGACATGGCTTGAATCTGGTGATGAAGAAAGTGTAGAAGATGCGTGGTACATCATAGAGGATGTCTATTGGGACGTGTTTTTGGATTTCGTTCCCGATGAAACTGAATGCCCAATCTACACCCCAGAGGATGTGTTTGGGTTTTATAGCTTGCTCGCTGGTGTTAATAACCAATCGAATCACTATAATTCCATCTTGATAGGAACTGATAACACATCGCTTGCTGCCGATGAGCACCCAGATACTGACGATGACGGTTTTTTACTTGCGGTTGGATATAATAATACCGTTGGACGCAATTATGACATTGCGATTGGTCACCGTAGCTATGCAGTTGGTGGCGAAAACTTGTCAATACATCAGTCGATGACAACCGGTTATCGCAACATTGCGATAGTTAATTCCGGAATTTACGGCATAGCCAACATGGCTCTCTTGGAATCGACACTTTGGACTGAAATGTATGAACAGGATGAAGCCAGTCCGTATCTTTCTCGTAACGTCTTGATTGCCTCCAAGGTTGGATACGACAACGATGTTCAAAAGAATTATCCGGAGGACGGTGCGTTTACCGACAATATCTTCACGCACAGCTCTCTACGTTTGAACTTGAATGAAGATGGAAGCATGAGTGGTTTCTCTCGAAACGTCTTCATGATGAACAGCCTGTTCCATAACTATTATTATCCGTTAATTGAAACTGGAACGGCTACTAACAACATTGTATTCAACTTGAAGACAATGTATGACAATGTGTCACGTGTTTATATCAATAAATCGTTTGACCGCAATACCATGCTCAATACTCATATTGAGGGTGAAGACTTTGATTATGTCACTGACAACACATTTGTTGGTTCTGAAATCGAGATTTTTGGCTATGGTCAGCACGATGAATATGATACTAACACGCTGTCCAATAACTTGGCACTGGATAGTTTAATTTATGCTTCATTTAGTGAGTGCGTATTCAAGACGACGTGTAATGTTGTGACCCAGAATTCTGTCTTGCATGTTGCTGCTGGATACAATTATGAAACAGAATCTGGTGATATTTATGACAATTACATGTCGTCTACGATGAATACGCTCATGAATGGCGCGTATTTAAAGTGTTCTGGTAACGGCTCTGTGCTGAATGACAATAATGATCCATATTGGGGATATGGGTGGGGCTATTTTGCAAATATCAAGAATAATGTGCTGTTTGGTGCATTTGGCGAAGGCTTGTTGGGCTGCTTCTCGCACAGCGAAAACGACAATCCGATTAACGGTGTGTGGGATAATGACCCTAGAGAATATATACCTCAAATATTGGAATTCATGTCGACTGATTATTACAGCAATTTTGATGTTGATTTACGAAATGCTTGGATGGTCAACTCCAGAGCTACGGTCAATTTTGGCGACAACTTCATCGGCAATGCGAATACTTCCTTCGTGACTGGTGAAGGCAACATCGTGTGTGGTGTTAATTTTGCAAATATTCACGGTAACCGGAATTTGGTGAACAACGGTGACGGCGAGTGCGATTTGATGCCGCATTTGACGATTGACGGCCATGAGAATAAAGTATTTAATGCTTGGGATTGGGATAGTGCCTATTTCCACGACAATTCGATTAAGGGTCATCATAACTGTCTGTATGGTAATAGCATAATGGACTCGTCAATCATTGGTTCCGAAAACGACATTTCTGGCTTTGATTTACCTCTTCTTACCGTGGCTCGCATTCGTGAAATACAAGAGAATTTTGCTAGGTCGCCAGGACATACTGGTTACCCGCGGTACTTCATTGCGAAGGACACCGGTTACATTCATTTGTATGATAGCAATAATGATGAGCCTCCGCTAATTGAATGGCGTGTCTTTACTGGTAAGGTGTATAAATTTATTGCTGCTGAGTTCGGCCTCGCACAAAATTACATCAATGCAATTCCAGCTTTGACTTATGGCTATTCGGATGTTGAAAAGGATGTAGACGAAGACCGATATGAAGCTGCGGTAGGCGACTATTTGAATACATACTTCGCTGTGACTGAAGACGGTTACGATTGGAATGAGTATGGTTATGTAGATAATCTTCCGAATTATTGCTCACCCGATAAGTCTTATGACTATGACCGATATATGCTCATGGACAATGTGCATATTATAGGACGCCATAACCACATCGGCGCATGGCAAGTAGGTGATTTTGTTGTTGGCCAGAATAACAGCATCCTTACGACCGAGCATGATGACTATTCGGCGTTCTGTTACAGCAATTCCTTCGTTCAGGGCAGCAACAACTTTGCATTGGATGGAAGTAACCAAGTGCTCATGGGTAACGGTATTGTGTCAACCGGACACAACTCGGTTGCGATCGGTAGCCAGCTGATATCTAATCAGTGGCAGACTGTTATCGGTAAGTATAACCAGCCGATTGCCGGACCTAACCGCACAGCAGAATATTACTACCAGACCAATGCGTATGAGACTGGTGATATTGTCCTCAAGAATGGCAAGTTCTACGAAGCGCAAGATGACATCGCCAAGGATACCCAGTGGGCGGATAGCGACTGGGCCGAGGTCCCGTCACCGGACCGCAATGCCGCTCTATTCATTATCGGTAACGGTTATGGCGAGTATGACAACTGGCAGTGGCAGGATGAAGAGTATATCCATCGCTCGAACGCTTTCGAAGTGTATGCTGACGGTACGGTAAAAGCTCGCCGATTCGTCTCGTCTGAGGATGAGGCAACCCTCACCGAAGGCGATGGCATCAAGATTGTCGAAGATGCCGTGAATGGCGAGGTGACAATCTCCATCAAGCCACCGGCTGACGAAACTCGTAGACACATGCTAGAATGGGATCCAGTTAACCGCACAGTTCGCTGGGTCGAAGTCGGTATGTACAGTCCAGCGTAAGGGGTATCAATGTCCGGACAACCGTACATCACATCGCCTTCCGGTCGGCGTATTCGGATCGGCACCAAGAAGAACGGCAAGCTGCTGCGTAAGCATGCGCCGCTCTATACGGTCAATTTCATTTCTCGTTGCGAATGGGCTACATCTAGTGTCCCATTCGTAGTTGTCGCAGAAGGTGAGAGCGTCACTGTACCACTGGATATCACTATGGGTGCCGACTATACCTATGTTGATGCTATCGGCGGTACGGTTTCCGAGGCCGGTGTGACTATCCCCAGCGTCACCCGCAATATGACAGTTGCGATTATTCCATCGGATAAGGTACCGTATACGATAACCGTTGATTCGGATTGCGACTGGGCCTCTACAGATGCGAGCAGCTACTACGGTTTTGATGGGCATGACGCCGTCATACCGGTTACTTATACAGACGGTGCGGATGGTACCACGATTGCTGTATCGGAAGGCTCTGTCGTGGATGGTTCGATTGTGTTGGCCGATATCCACTCAGATATTAACGTGACAATTAGTCCGGCGAAGGTACAGGTTGTCCCAGATTTGTCGAACACGGAGAATATCACGGCCATTGTACCTAGCGTTGCGTATGGCATTCCGGGAGGAAGCGTAGAGTTCACCGTGACGTATTTGGAAGGATGCGGCCCGAGCGACGTCAATTTGGAAGGTGGTACATTTGATGACGACACGTTGACCTATAATGTGCCGGATGATACTTGGTCAGTGCGCCCTGCCATTACGGATGTATCTGGCGGGGTTGACATCGAAGCATACATCGGTCGTGGAAATTATACTGATACTGTTATCCCTACATGCACGTACTATAAATATTCTATTACTGAGCAGATATATACTGCCGAAGAAATCGGTGCCAAGGGTAAAATTAAATCGATTTCGTTCAATCTTTATAATACCGTCGAACAAGATCGTTCAATTGACATCTATCTTGCACATACCGATAAATATGTATTCAATAATGATAATGACTGGATTACAATGAATGCCAGAAACAAGGTGTATAGTGGTATACTTGATTGTCATACCAGTGGCTGGCAGACGATACGCTTGGATAAACCATTTAATTATAATGGAACTAGCAACTTGGTGATAATGGTCGACGACAATACTGGTAGTTCGAGCGATTATGAAATTTTTGTGACCACTTCAAGTGGTAATGCTATGACAATTTATAAAGTTGGTAATGCGGGTAATTTCAATCCGGAATCACCAACGACTGGGGTCGGTGATACCACGAGGATGATGCATCGTAACGATGTAAAAGTGTTAGTAAATGGCGTTCCAACATATCTCGTCTATATTACATCGGCGTCATGCCCGTGGGCATACGCTGAAACATATCGCAACGTTGTACCAGAAGGCGGCTCCATATCGGTTCCAGTGATATTTAGAGATGACGCAGATGCGTCTACAATTTCAGTCAGTGGCGGAGGTACATTGATAAATGGTTCTATCGTGGTCACTGATGTTCATGCGGAGACACGGGTTGTCATTAGTCCAATAAAGGTGCAAATTACGCCAGACTTATCTCGTACAGAAAAGATAGTATCTATATCTCCTAGTATGACTTATGCAACTCCCGGAAGCACTACTCAGTTTACAGTAACGTATGCCGATGGATGCGGTCCAGATGATGTGTTTATTCAAAACGGTACATTCAGTGGTAATACGTTGAATTATACCGTTCCTAGTGGTGCATGGACTATACAGCCAACTATTTCTGATGTTGGCGCGGATATTGAAATTTCCATAGGTAGTGGATCTACTACTAATACTTATCTACCGGTAAATACTTATTATAAGTATTCTCTTACTGAACAAATATATACGTCTGCCGAGATTGGTATAACTGGTACCATTAAATCGGTTGCATTTAATTTATCGAATACGGTTAGCTCGACACGTAGTATCGATATTTATATGGCGACTACAAACAAAACATCATTTAGTAATTACACTGATTGGATAGCAATGAGTTCAAATGAGTTAGTGTATAGTGGATCATTGGACTGTTCTACGTCTGGTTGGAAAACCATTAATTTGAATAGACCATTTGACTATGATGGTCATCAAAATCTTGTTATTATGGTAGATGATAATACGGGAAGCTTTAAAACTAATGCATATTTCATGGCATTTGAGCGTGATAATACTAAGAGGACGTTATATCGATATGGTGATGGCAGTAATTATTCTCCGTCTAATCCTACATCAGGTAGCGGCTCAAATAATGTATTGGCTACCCGTAATCAGATCAAATTGGTGATAGGCTCGTCTGGTGGCGGTGGTGATACGCCGTCCAGTAATGAGTACACCTATTTCAAGCTGGATATAACCGCTAACAAAGGAGAAAGTTACATACAGATTTCCGAACTGGAACTGTATACACCTAACGGAACAAAGATCCCGTTGGAATACGTCGGTGGAAGCAGCGGCAACAATTCCAGTGAAGGTGGAAATAAGTTGTGTGATAACGATGTAACTACTAAGTTCTGTTCACGGTTTGACTCATCTGGCGTATATCACATCTTCCGCACATCGACACCAGTCTCCGTCGCCAGTTATCGTATGGCCACGGCCAACGATACGTTGCAATATCCGACCAGAAATCCGAAGTCATGGACGTTGAGCGGTTCCACTACCGCAACTTCATCACGAACGGACAGCTCGTGGGTCGTGCTTGACACTAGAACCAATGACAACACGATGGGTAGAACCAATAAACAGTTCTACGACTTCACTGTGAACGGAGGCTAAATGCGCATAGCTGTCGCTATCACGTGCCACAACCAGCACCAGATGGTCAAGCAGACCATCGGTATGCTGTGCGCTGGGACGATTAGTCCGTCGGTCATATATGTTTTGTCCGATGCAAAGCCGTTCTGGAAGCTTCCGGGCGAACCCGAGATGGTTATACCCATCAATAACTTCGGAAAGCATGTCGGACGCTGCGGTAACCGTAATTCCGTGGTTGACAA